TGGAGCGAGGGCTGTCCAAGCTCGTGCAGAACAGACCCGCAGACGCACCGTTGCCCCAGTCGCCACCACGGACCGGGAAACGCTCGGCGTTGCCGTTGTTAAACCAGAAGTAGTCGCCCTCGTAGTCAAATGTGGTGCTGTCCGGCAGCATAGCCAGCGCATACAAAATCGCTTTTGCCTTGTCGCAAACATTGGTATCTGCGGTCACGCTTGCGAAGCTGCAGCCTCGTCCCTCGTCTTTCTTGTCGGACAGTGTGCCGGTAATCCATTTACCCTTGCTGCTTACCATATCCAATTTGAGAGAGTTGGTCGTTGTGCCGCTGCCGTCCGGGGTAATCAGTGCGCCGGTAGTTCCGTCGATTGCTTTCCATGCTGCGGAGCTGGCCGCCTTGCTGTTGGAGCTGTCTGCTGCGTTGTTGTTCTCAAGCACCTGCAGCTCACCGTAAACAAGTCTCATGCCGTCGCTCCACTCCCACACGTTGCCGTTGAGGTCGTAAATTCCGTCGAGCTGCTTGTTGTGGGAATACTCCACCGGGCCAGTGCCGGTAAGGATAGTAGCGGTTCTGCCGTCGCTCTCATACTTGGCCGGTACGCCTTTCTTCATGGTCTCTCTGGTGTCCTTGCCGTAGTTGTTATTACCCCAAGGCATCCAGCCGTTTTTCTTGCACCATAAAGCAAGTGCGCCCCATTCCATAGCGGACATCATGTGCCAGCCTGCACCTTTGTCCTCACAGTATTTACGGGCGGTGTCTGCCGTGATACTTACTTTCGGGTCTTCACCCGGCAGCGAGTAGGCTCTGTTGTTGTATGCGACGTTCTGGTACTTGGAAATGTAAATGCCGTCCTTTTCAACTCCATTGACAATAAAAGCCGGGTGAGTGCTGTCCCCGGCTCCGTCGATAACATCTGACATCTTAAATTTCGGAATGTAAACCATGACAGACGGCAGCCCTTTGTCGTCTGTCAGAATTTTGTTCGTAGGGAATGCAGAAGCGAGCGCAAGGCTCGATAAATCAAAATTGCTCATTGTCTCTTTTCCTCCTTATGCCTCGTAATTTACCAACGCCCAAAGTGTGAGCGTAACCTTTTCCATATCCAGCGGTAACGGCTCCGGCTGTGGAGCGTCGGTTGTACCCGCCTGCTCTCCACCCTCCTCGACGGTTGCTGTCTCCTCTGTTGCCTCCGGATTCTTGTATTCCCTTGCCGGAATGTCAATCTGCGCAACATAGTAGTTGCCACTCTCTGCGCCGGTTACAAGAACGCCGTCCCCGTCGGTGAGAATGTCGATGTGTACCGGCCAGTCCTCCTGTCTCTTTGCAAGGTTGATTGTGAGGTCGTCGTCAAAGCAAATCTTTGTCTTGCTCACTTCATAAGGGATTTTTGAACCCTCGTTAATCTCAATTACTTTCATGCGATAATTCCTCCTCTGATTTTCAGTTTTACGGTTACGGTCTTTGCGCTGCCGGTGAACGCCATAGAGAAGCCATTGAGAGCCTTGCTGCCTACAACAATTTCTCCAACGTTGCCGTCAGAGCTGCTTACCTCATATTCCACCGTGTAGTTTTTGGTCTTGCGGTTCGCCTTGAGGCTCACACTCTTGCTGCTGCTGTTGAACGGGTATCTCGCCCCATTTGTCAGTGTTACGGTCTGCTCCTCCGGCGTAACCTCTGCCAGAATATCCGCTGCCAGCTCGTCGATGTCTGCCTCACTGTCCGTCGTGCGGCTCTCAATCTGTCTAAGGGCCATAATACAAATCTTCACGGCGAGGTCATGGTCGGTCAGCCCCATTTCCATGTTGTTGAAGTTGGCCGCACTCATGTTCGTTCCCTGCTGGATAACTTTGCCCGCCGGTGTGAGTGTCACCGTTCCGTCGCTGTTGGTCTGCATTTTGAATGTGCGGTCTGGTGTCACTGCATGGTCGAGCCACTGTAAATTGCTATACATCTGTTCTTCACCTCCTTACTGTGTGCTGGTAATCTCGTAGAGTGGAAACTCCCAAAGGGTGATAACACCCTGCGTATCAAGTTTCGTGATACTCTCCGAAATCTGCCCGGCTACGTCTCCGCCCGTGTCAATCAGCCTTACGCTGGTTACAACAAGGGCTTTGCTGTCTGTTGTCTGGCTTGTGATTTTCAGCGTGTCGCCCTCAATGGTCTTATTGGTAATCATTGCGTCATACCAGACCCCTCCGGCGTAATACTGGATTTTCACAATCCTCTTGAGCCAGTCCTGTCGAACTTTGTTCAAGAAAACATCTGTCCAAAATGCCATTGCGCTGCCTCCTTACTGTGATGTGTAAATAGTCCCACACGGGATATAATCAACGCCGCAGGAGGTCACTGCTGCCTCTGTTGCGGCGTTAATTGCGTCATTGTGTGCAAGGGTGGAAATGTTCGGCGTAGTTCCTGCCTCCGGCGTTACGCCGCCCTCGCTGCTGTTCTTATAGGTCATAACTGCATTGGTGGCTCCGGGTGCCGTGACCGTCTCAATGCCATGTGCAGAAGCAACCAGAACCGGCTCCGGCTTTGTTCCGCAAAACTCATAGGAATACGGGTAGTGCGTCCTGCGCTTCCCAATACCAATAGGAAAACGGTATGTGACCGCCGCCCTCCACTTGATATGGGCCGGTATTTTCTTTGAGAGAAGCAGGTTGATGTCACTCATGTAGAGCGTCGGTTCCTTGCCTCTCTGGAAATTGAGGTAGAGCATATTGTTTCCGGCCTCGTCGAATGGTTCAAATTTGCACTCAACCTCTGCGCCGGTGTAGCTCTGTATCATTTCCTTGAGCATGGTGGCGGAGACTTTTCCGAAGCCAATAAAATAAGACTTAACGAGCCTCCTGCGCTCCTCAAGCGTCCTACTCTTGTTAAGTCTTATATCAAGAAAATCTTCCAGTTTTTTGATCGTCTCCTCGTCGGCGTACTCGATAAAACAGTTGAGGTACGTCTGCTCGATGTCTCCCTCCATTCGGTCAAATACCCTGCCGTTTGCCTTTAGGATTTCCACCATTTCGTACACATCCCGGTAAAATCGTGGGTAGTAGGTTATCATCTCCTCGAAGTTGTTCTCGAACTGCTTCTCATAGAACCTCATTCAATAACCACCTCCCCAACGATAGGTACGTCGTCCTCTCCGGGAATGATATTGTGTGCGCTGCCGTTCAGCTTCAAATCGCTGTAATCAAGCAGGGTGGTAAGGCTGCTCAAAATAGCTCCGATATTGGAAACACGCACAACAATGTCCGCCGCCTCCGTGGTCTTTAATACCAGCTCTTTGAAATACTCCGCAATGGCCGTTGTTGCCTCCTGCCGTACTGCGTCTTTCGTTGCTCCGCTGGCAATCTCCGCCGAAAAGGAAATTGAAACGGTAAGAGGCGTGGCCGCTGCTGCTGTGAAATGCGCTCCGAGGTTTGCAACACCCTCTCCCAGCCCGTCGCCCACAACATAGCTTTTCCCGTCAACAACTGCCGTGTAGCCCATTGCCGCCGGGTCGATGTAGTGCTGAACCTCCGCCACCTTTGCATTTCCACACGGCTTCCCGGTGGTATCAATCAGAACACCCTTGACCGTGTTCGGCCCGTTCCATAGCGGAAATATTCTCGCCCTGCCGACACCCTCCCGGCTCTCGCACCATGTCTTGTAATGCTGCTTATTGCCGTTCTCTGCCGGGCCTGCGATTTTCTCCTGCACACGGCTTCTGAGGCTTTCGTCGTCCTCACTGTCGCTGCCTCGCTCGTAAATCTCTCCAAACGTTGCAGCCTCAAGCCCCTCAATGCTGTTGACCGGGACTGCCGGGGTTCCGCTGTAAATCTCGTTGCCGTCCTCTCCGACGTTCTCTGCCTCAAGGTAGAGAACGCTCGCTTCTGTGTCCTCTCTCAGAACGAAATATTTGCCGTCGCTGTAAAATCTCTCTCCTAACTCCGGCTGCGTTCCCTCGAATGATACCCTGTACTTTGCTTTCGTGGCCGCCAGTCTCGTAACGCCGTATTCACCGGCCTTTACGTCCAATGCGTCCCCGACTGCCGTTGAAACGCTCGTCATTTCAACAATGAGGTCAAGGTCGGTGTAGAGCTTTGCGATTTTCATTACCGGCCCGGAAACTGCGTCGTAAAATACGCTGCCCTGTCTCGTGTCAATTCCCTCCGGGGCATTGTTGAGAACATCTTCCATAAGCAGCTCGTATGTGTAATCTTCAAACACTCTAAATCACCTCCTCTATCTCTGTTTTTCCGTAAATGGTGTCCGCCTTAAAATAAACATAGGCTTTATCCTCTTGGAACTCAAACTCAAAGTCGTAAATCTCCAATATCCGGGTGTCCGGCGCAAGAGCATCTTTGATAAATCCCTCTGTTACTGCCTCAATGTATTCCGGGCTTGCGTCCTTTGTGATAATTGCCTCCTCCACTTCACTGCCGTACTGGTCGTCGTAGATAAGGCACTTGAAACGGGGTGTGATGATTGCTTTCCGTATAGCTTGGTTTACTGCTTCCAGCCCGTCCACTTTCCCCACAATCCTGCCGTTATCGAGGTCAAGGCGGTATGTCAATGACGGCTGCTCCTCCGCCTCTGTTACCTCGTCGATAGGGATAGGAATAAAAACCTCGTCCACGTCAGCTTATCCTATCCAGTACATAGTATTGTTTGCCGTGGTTGAATGACAGAATGTGTACTGTCTCCCCGGCTTGCAGCGCATTATATACCGTAATGCTGCCGCTGAAATTGAAGTCCGTGAGCCCGCTGCCGTCAGATGTAGGCCCGTTCACGCTCCCCCTTGCCCCTTTGGAAAGAGAGCAGGTCGTCGTGTAGTTTGTTAAGTGCCTCGGTACATAGGTGATGTTCGGCCCGATAACCAACTTTTCGTCGTTGACAATCTGAATTTTCAGAGGGCTTGCGGACTTTACAATGCCCTGTAATACCTGCACATCACCGCCGCACATACCTTGAAAAAGCCCCTTGAGGCTCGTCTGTTCGCTTTCTTCCATATCCGCACCTCCTAACTGAATGTTCCGTCGTCAACCCAGCCGTAGACCCTTGAACTGCTGTCTTGGTGTATCAAATGCCACGGGTGTTTTGCTCCCTTTGCAACCAGTGTGATTTTCGCTTTACCGGCTGCGCACTTGCTTCCTGTCGGGCTTCCTGCTGCGCTGCTTACATAGTGGTATCCGCCGTTGAACTGAACAATATCGCCTACCTTATGCTCGCCTCCGCCGGTCTGCGCTCCGCTGGCCTTTCCCGGTTTGGAAAGGTCGTTTGCATAGTTCAGTTTCAGCGTCATGGTGTGCTTGTTGTCCTCGAATATGTGGGTGTCCTCGTCCACATAGAACGTCCGGGACAGCCCTAATTCTTTGATGATGATATAAACCCCGATACCCGATATAACATCTGGTATTCCAACCGCCTCAACATCGAGAGTGCGCTCCGGCGTACTCTGTTCATCGAGCATACTGTCAATAAGGTCATTTATCTGCGCCTTTGTGAGGCTTTCTTCCGGCTGGTCGATGTTCTGGAATACGCCTATCTTGCTTTCGAGGGAGCTGTTCTTCCTCTCCGCAATGGTCGTCCCCTCTTTCGATACCAGCTTTATGCGGGTTTTGATGTCCTCAATGCTGCGGGTATAGGTGTAGGTTGAAAGGTTCTGGCCTACCTCGATAACCCACTGCATGATGTTCTCTCGCCTCGTGAGCAGCTTGATTTTGCCCTTTTCGCTGGCAACGTAGTGTCTTATGCCTGTTGCGTCGAAATCAAGGCTGAGAGCGTCTGCGATAGCGTCAAACGCCGTTGTCTTGCTCTTGGTAAGCTCCGGGATTTTATAAGTGCAGTTCGCAACTTCTCCCATTGGCAGGCCGAACCTCGTGCAGCAATCCTTGAACACGTCGCTGGCCGTCTTATTCTCATAGGTGAATGTGTCCTTGTTATTCGCAAGGTAAATTCCGTTGTCATAGGCTGTAAACGTGAGCCGCTTCTTGCTGTTCTGCACCTGCTTCATAATAATTCCACGGAAAAGCTCTTTCCCGTTGTAATTGAATAGGCACTGCTGCCCCTGCTCTACATCAATCCCGCTTCGGGCGTGTTTGTAACCGTCGTCGTCAATCAGCTTTACCGTAAGGGTTCGGGAGCTGCTTCCTTTTCTGCCTCTCCACTTAATCTGCTCAACGAGTTCGGTCACATCGTAGCCCTGTGTTCCTTTGACAACAATAAGGCTAACCCCTTGTGCCATGTCCCCGCCTCCTTACGGTATTGTCAAAACCTGTCCGGGGTAAATGAGGTTCGGGTTCCCGCCTATTACCCCTTTGTTTGCATTGTAAATCTTGGTGTATTGCGCCCCATTGCCGTAAAACTTCTTGGCAATGTTCCAGAGACAATCGCCGCTCTTTACCGTATAGGTCTTTGGCTGCGCCGAGTTGTTGACCCTCGGTGTCTCTTTCTTCACAGTTGCCGTCGCCTTTGGAATATTCACCTTAACCTGTCGGACGGTAATCTCCCGGTACTCTTTCAGCTTTATGCTGTACTGATACGTTCCGGGGTCTCCGCCCTCCTCTGAGTAGGTAAACTCCTCGATTGTGGCGTAAACATCTACGCCGCAGGCCGTTACAATAAGATGTACCGGCTTCTCGCTGGCTTTCCATGTGTTGATTTTCTTGACAAGCGTGAGGGGCTTTGTAATCTTGCTGACCTGCAGCCCCGGAAACTTGGTCGCCGGGAAAAAGCAAGACCAGCTAAATTGCAGGGCCGGGCGGCTCTGCATGATAACAATTTCGCCCAGCCCCGTGATGTTCATGCTTTCGTTGTTGCTGCCGTTGTTTACCTCAAAGCTCTCCGGGAGGACGGGGAGCTGAATCTTCTCTTTTTCTGCGTTGTATGTCAACCACATCTGGTACTTAGTACTCATAAGATAACTCTCCCTCCTCGTAAATTTCGCTCTGGATAATGTTCATAAGAACCGGCTTCAAATGGTCGTACAGAACCTCAAGAATGGTCTCCTTATCGGCTCCGCCGTTTCCTCCGACTTCGATTGCGCCGCTGCCTGCGATTTCAAGAAGAATACGCTTCACATCTTCCGACGTTTTCTCTTTGCCGGTGCTGCTTCCTGATGTCTCCCTTACCTGCAACGGCTTCTCTCTTTCATTCAGTGCGCCTATCAGCCTGTCCGTCTCCTCCGTTGGGAATACGGTGCTGCCCTGCTCACCGATGATAAGCTCCGGCCCGTTCTCGCCAGCGATAAAGTAGTCCGTGCTGTCTGTCGTGCCGTTTGCGTATGCTGCCGCCGGTCTCGCTACAAGCTCCGGCCCGTTCTCACCTGCGAGGAACAAACTCTCCGCATTCGTCGTACCGTTTGCATGGCCCGGTACGCTTCCAGAGGTCGTAATATTGTAGGTGAGCGTCGCCGTCTTGTTTGGCGGTGTCCAGTTGTCAACCGCAAGCGAATTGACATCGTAGATAGCGTCCGCCTCTTTGTCCTCCGGCGTATAATTGTCAACAATCGTGGAGTTGAGCTTGTACTCTGCCTCTGCTGATGTGTCCGGCATGGTGTAAGCGTCGATTTGACTGGTGTTAATCTCATACTCTGCCTCTGCCGTCTTGTCTGGCAACGTAAGGTTATCCAGACTTTCCGTGTTCGGCTTGTACTCGACATCTACCTCGACCTTTGCCTCGCTCTCTGTCTTGAGAGCTGTCTGAATGGCTTCTGCAACGCTCTTGGCCGCCTCCGAAGCCTCCCCAGCACTCGAACTAATCTGCTCGATATATGCCGAAATGGTCTCCTTTGCGCTGGCCTGTGCCTCCTCTGACAGGTTCATACCCTCGATTGCCGTTGACATTTCCTGCTGAATATCTCCGAGCGTTGAGGTGAAATCTGTCTGCCAGTCTGCGACAGCCTGTGAAGCCTCCTCCTGCTTTGCCTGTACCTCTCCAACGGTATTTGCCAGAGCTGCAACCGCCTCGGCGTTTCCGTTGTTGATAGCGTCTGCCATGCTGGCTGCCAGTCCTGCGGCCTCCTCGCTGCCGGACTGTGCGTAGGCCATTAACGCCTCGTAGTTCTCCTGCGTAACGCCCAAATCCTCCGCCGAAACGGATTTCAATGTCTCTACGTTTGCAAGATAGGTGTCCCAGTATGCGAGCTGGCTATCCATTGCCTTTTGAGCACTGGCAACCGTCGCATTGAGGTATTCGTCTGACTTCGTGCTGGCTTCATCAAACAATCCGAACTGGCCTTGAAAGCTCTCAAGAGCCGCTTGGTAGGCTTCATCATATGCGGTGCATAATTCTTCAACCTTAGTGCGAACTCCCTCGTATGCGTCGGACACGGCCTCTTGGTAACTGATTGTACCGTCGGACGCTTCCTCTGCTGCTTCCTTAACGCCGCCCCATTCGTCCTCAATGGCCTTGATTTTGCTCTGGGTTTCATCAAGGGCCGACTGCAATTCCTCTTGCTTGCCGGTGACTTCCTCAAGAGCGTCCTGCGCTGCGTCATTGGCTGCCTGTTCGTCGCTTGTCCACGACCAGAACATTTTCCAGCCGGAATAATCGCCGTTTGATTTCTTCCACGATTCGTTAAGCTCATGTTGAGCGGTGCTGGCTCTCTCCTGCGCTGCTGCTACCTCGTCGGTAACTTCTGCGAGCTTGGCCTGTTCCTCTGCTTCCTGCTGTATCAGCTTCACATACTCGTTGTACTGCTCCTGCTGCTTCTGCTGTTTGGCCTGTTCCTCCGCCATAGTACGGATAGAGGCAATCGTCGAATCTTGGTTCTCAATCAAATCTGAGTAGGAAACATTCAGCCCGTCAATGCTGTCATTAAGACCGCTGATAATGGCCTCCATTTCCTGCTGCTTCCCAGCGGTGTTGTCCGTAGAGGCTGCCAGTTCGGTAAGTCTTGTGATAAGAGCGAGGTTCCCCAGCTCGTTATCCTTTACCGCCTGCGTTCCGTCGTCGATTTCCTGCATGAGTGAGTTGTGCTTCTCAATAAGGGAATCGCACTCTGAAACAAGCTGCTCCACCGACTTTCCGTTTGCCTCAAGAGAGGCTGAAAGTGTATCAATCTGATACTTGAGGCTCGAAGCCTCTGCCGACGTTTCGCCGTATGTTGCGCAAGCCTCCTCATACTGGGCCTGCAAACTTTCCAGCTCTGCCGTCTGCTGCGCCGTGACTGCTGTCATTGACATGGTTTCGTCGTATGCGTCGTCGTAATTGCCTTTAAGGATAAGCACTGCCGCCGTGACCGCTGCTATTGCTGCCGCAACTGCCGTAATCGGCCAAATGGCTGCGCTGAGTGCTGCTCCGAATGCTGTTGTTGCCACTGTCGCCGCTGCCGTGGCTGCGGAAACTCCTGCAAGGCCAATCGCTGCGGCTCCCAGCCCTACGCCTACCGCTGAAATCGCCCTTGTTACTGCCGGGTGTTCGTTCAAGAAATCTCCAACGGAATTTGCAATGTCCGCAAGCCCACTTGAAGCCTTGTCGAGTGTCGGCTGCAACGTCGTTGTGAATGCCGTGCTGATGTTTCGGTTTGCCTGCTCCCATTTCTGGTCGAGGGTCTGCGCCGTCTCCGCTGTGCTGCTCAAGGTTCCCTTTGCAACATCAAGAGTGCCTGTTAAGGTCTCCACACTGATTGCGCCGCTTCGGATAGCATTTGCCATGTCAACTCCGGCTCTGCTGCCGAAAGTATCAATAGCCAGTGCCGTAGCGTCTGCTGCGTCCTCCATGTTGGCAATCTCTGTTATGGTGTCTCGCAATGCTGTCTGAGCGTCGAGGCCGTCTGACGAGAAGTTCTTAACCGCCGTTCTCATAGCTGTAACAACTGTCGTGCTGTTCATGCCGTAAAGCTCCAAACTTGCAAGCAAGCTGATAGCGTTATCGAGGGATAAGCCCATTTCCTGTAAAGAGGCCGAACCTGTAATAAGGGTGCTGCTCAAACTGTCTACGGAAATTCCCGAAATCTGTCCGGCGTATGCCAGCTTATCAAGAACGCTCTCCACGTCAGACGCTTCGACGTTCCACTTGTTCATAATCTTGGTGACGTTCTGAACCGAGCCGACAACATTCGTGCCGGTAATCTCTGCATAGTCAAGGAACTGCCCTGTAACCTTTGTCAGCTCCTCTCCCGTCAGTGCCATTCGGGTGTTGATTTCTCCGATAGCTCCGGCGGTGTCGTCCAGTGAACCAGATTTAGAAGCCGCATAAGCGTTCATCATACTTGTGGTAAGACCGTCCAGTGCTTCTCCGCTTGCGCCGGTTGCCTTTACAACGGTACTCTCTGCGTCGCTGAAAGCCTCTGCAAGGTCGTAAACCGAGTTGGCTATATCTTTTACCGTCGCCGTAATTCCAGCTGCTGCGAGAGCGTTTGCAACGCCGCTGATAGCCTCTGTCCCGGACTTCTCTGCGGACTGTGCTTCCTCCGATGCTTTTTCAGTCGCCTTTGAAAGCTCCTCCGTAGCGTCGCTGGCCCTGCCATTCGCCGCCGCAAGGTTCTCCGCTGCAATTCCGGCCCGTTCCGCTGCACTTTCCAGCTCTCCGAGGTCGGTTGTGCCGGAGGCCATAACTGCGTCATACTCCGCCATAGCTGTTTCCGCTTCCTGCTGCGCTGCATTCAGCTCCGACATGGCCTCTGCCGCTTCCTCCGCTGCCTTTGCCAGCTCCGCTTTCGTCTCTGCCGAAACATTCTCACTGTCGGCAACACTCGTCATAACGTCCGCCGCCTGCTCCATAGCCGAGTTTAGTTCGGCCTGTATGTCCGTGGTGGCCTCCATGCTCTTACTGAGGTTGCTTGCTGACTGGTCGCAGAGTTCAAACATTCGCTCCTGTTCTTCCAGTGCGTCCGCTGACTTGAAGCCCATTTCGACAAGCTCCTCCGTGGAGTAAACCGCCTCCAATGCGCTCTTATCGTAGTTTCCGACTGCCTCCGTCCAGTAATCGGTCTGTGAGGCTGCCTGCTCTGCTGCATTTCCGTAGCCGTCCGCTGCGTCTGTAAACGACTCCGCCGCCTCTGCTGCGCTTTCCGCTGAGTTCGCCAGTGCGTCCGCCTGTCCTGCCGCCCCGGTTGCAGCGTTTCCGTAATCGTCCATAGCGGCTGCTGCACTGTCTGTCGCCTCCTGCACATTACCGATAGAGGTTGCAACGCCGTCTACTGAGCCTGCCGCTGTCGCAACGCCGCTCTCGATACCGTCAAAAGCGTCTCCGGCTGCGCTGCCTGCGTCCTCAAACTGCTCAACCATTTGCATACCGGCCTCTGCAATTCGTTCTATCTGTGCGCTCATGTCGTCCAGCAGACTAAATCTGGCTTTTAATTCTTGCATTATCCTCACCTCCTCTGTCCTGTTTCGGGGCTAAATTTTTTATTTTGATTTCTTTTGCCGCTTTTTGGGTACTTGACCCTTTTTCGCTTCCTCCCGTGGTAATATTTAAGAAAAAATGGGAGGTCTGTGCCTATGTCTATATGGTTGTGCCGTGCCGGACGCTTTGGGGAGCATGAAGCACGGTTCCTTGAAAACAATAAAATCTACTTCACGTTTGAAGAAATAGATAAACCGATAAATTCCTTTTCCGGGAGAGCTGCAATCCAGCAGTATTTCCTCGAAAAAGTCCCAACCCTCAAGGAGCGGGCGGCCTTAAATTTTGCAAGCCAAGCTCACATTTTCAGCAGCCGAATGTCTGTCGATGATTGGGTAATCACTCCGAGTAAAAATCTGCCTGGAATACTCCATTTCGGAAAAATCGTGGGCGAATATGCCTTTGATACAGAGGTCGAGGACTGTTACCGTCACTCCCGCTCTGTCGAGTGGTTCTCTGACGTTCCGAAAAGCGTTTTTGAGCAGGATATTCAATACTCACTTGGTGCTGCTATTACCACCTGCCAAATAAAGCAGGAGGCCAGAATAAAGAAAGCTGTTTCCCTGTTCCGTCCTGCCCCAAATAGTGAACAAGCGTTTACCCCCCCCCCGGAAAATTCCCCGTTTCGGGACATTGAGACCGAATCTCTTGACGCTATCTCCGATTTCATAATTCAGAACTTCAAGGGTGACGGCCTTGCTCACATCGTTGCTGCAATCCTCCGGGCGAAAGGTTTCGTTACCTACGTCAGTCCAAAAGGCCCCGACCACGGCGTTGACATTCTTGCTTCTGCCGGTAGTCTTGGGTTCTCCTCTCCGAAAATCTGCGTACAGGTGAAATCAACGAATGACGCTATTGACCGTATCGTTTTAGATCAGCTCATAGGCACTATGGCGAATGTCGGTGCTGAATACGGCCTCTTGGTTTCGTGGAGTGGTTTCCGCTCCTCTGTCGAGCGTGAACGTGCTATGCAATTCTTCAAGGTTCGCTTATGGTCGAAAAGGGAAATTATCGAAGAACTGCTCGCCTGCTACTCCTCTCTCGATGATGAAATAAAGCAAAAAATCCCGCTGAAAAGAATATGGACGCTCGACATCGGGGACGAATAAATCACTGTTTTGTGTCTCGTCTCGTAGGGTTCCTGTCCTCCTCAAGCTCGGACGCAATATACAAGAGTTGCAATCTCCGTGGCATGGCATAAAATTCCTCCATGCGTAGGTTATGCCGCTGCCACAAGATACTCGCCCAATATCCGTCTCCGCCGGGAGTGTTTATGAGTTTTTTGCTGCTTCAACTTCCTCGTCGTCAGTAACTTTGCTCATAAGGCCGAGGGCCTGCATAACGATACGGGAAACGTGCTGGTACTCGTCCGGCTTCGGGAATACCTTGAGAGGCATATCGGTTACGTCAACGCAGCCGTAATACTTCATCAGCTCCGGGTCTTTGAGGTCTGGGTACTGCAATGCCTCAACAATCATGTGACGGCTGGCCTTTGCGCTGTCCCTCTCAGTTTTCCAAACAATCTCGCCACCGTTTACAAGCGGATTGCCTTTCTTGTCGGTTGCCATGCTATGGCGGCGGTAGTTGTCGTTGATGCGGTTGATTTCCTCCTGCGAAAGCACCTTGATTTCAAACTGGATAACATTGCCGTCCTCGTCCTTGCAACTCTCCGGGCCGGGAGCGGTAACAACTTCTGCCTCAGTGCTGCGCATAAAATATTTCAAATCTTTCTTAGCCATGATGAATTTTCTCCTTTACAATGAATAAAGCCCCTCCAGGTTTCTGGCCGTCGAGGGGCTGTTTTGTTGGTCCTTGTTTCAGACCTTATACGAGGTCTTTGCCGTTGAAGTTGATAGCGTCGTCTACGACCTGTCCCTCGCTGTCAAGCGCAGTAAGAGGCAAATCGCCGGTAAGTACGCAGCCGACAACGGTTGTAACGTCGGAGCCGTGAGCTGCGTAGTAGTCGCTGTTGGCATCGTTCATAATGCCCTGAATAGTAAGCTCCGGGGTCGCTCCGCTGGCTGCGTATTCCTTAATCTTGGTCTTGAGCCAGTTGTTGGAGCGGCGGCGGGTGATAGTGCCAGTGATGGCAAAGCCCAGCCAACGGCTGCTGTTGGAACGCTCGCCCAACTGCTTGCCCGTCCAAACGTCCGGCGTAAATTTGATAGTGCAGTTGACACTATCAAGGCACTCTACGCCGTCAATGAATACCTTTCCCTCTCTAAGGGAAATCGGATTTTTGTTATATTCCATTTCCGCTTATCCTCCTTATCGTGTAGTGACCGTGAAGTAGATTTTCTCGGAGCTGTCAACGGGTTCGAGGCCGACATTGAAATAGGTCTCGTCTCCCTCGGAAAGCTCTCTGTCAACAAGAAAGTCGTTGTCGAGGTCTACGTTCTTGATAGCCCCTGCGTCTCTGAATTTCTTCAAGAGCGAGCGGCCAATGCCCTCCATGATGTCCCAGCCGTCCGGGTCATTGTCATATTTGTTCGGAGGGAAGTTGAGCTGCAAAGCCTCTCCGAAAGTATCAAACACACGGATAACTCTGTTCTTACGGTAGGACTTGTCCTTGCCGTCCTTGAAGCTTACAAGGCTGTTGATGTCGTACTCAACAACAACTTTGCTCTCCTCGCTTACGGAGAAGAAAAACTCACCGTTCTTGATAGCCGCTACCGCTTCCTCGTGAGTTTTTGCGCCTACAACGGCGGTTGCACCGTCGTACTCGACGTAGGTGTTACTCTGCGTGTTCTTTGCTGCTGCCGTCGCTGCCGCAACCCAAGCGCAAGCCTCCTCCGCTGTGAGGTCAACGCTGTCAACTGTTACGCTGTTGGTAACATTGATAACGCCCTCATAATCGCCAGAGGCCGTGTTCGGAATAGCAATCTGAACACCCTTTCCGATGTTCTCACGAATGTACTTGATTTTGGTCTTTGCTGCCGCCTGCAGAGCTGCCTCCGTGAACGGGAAGCACATACAGTTGAACTTCACGCCCTCGCTTGCGTCGAGCAGTGCTGTTACATCGGCGTTCTGCATGGTTACATCAGTTCCGCCGGTAAGGTTTGCCCCGGCGTTCTTAACCAGTGCGCCGGTACCGCTGAATGTGATATACTCGCAATCCTGCGCTGCCAGTTCCTCTACAGTCTTGAGACCGGTGTACTCCGCTACCTTGCTGCCTGCGAGGTTTACCTGTACGTCAAAGCCCTCTACCGGGTTCTCGGAAACAGTAAAACTGAACTGATTACCTCTCGTGCCGGGATATTTTGCTTTCGCAGTAACCGGCGCAGCGGTTACTTTCGCTTCGGTTCCTCCGTTCACACGGTAAACAATGACCGTTGCGGCTTTCTTGAACGCCTCACGAATAAGCAACATCTGGCGATTGTCGTCGCTGTCGTAAATGCTGTAACCCAGCTTTGCATACGCAGCGTCCGGGGCTGCTGCCGTAAGGGTGATAAACTCCCCTTTGGGGCCGTAGTTGTGGTTCTTGAGCGGGATAATGACGATACCACGGTCACTGCCGCCTACGGTGTCGTGCTTGCCGCTCTGGAAGTTGATATAAGTACCCGGACGGTCTTTACCAACCTGCTTGTCGAATGTTCCTCCTGCCATTTACTTAACCTCCTGTCCGCACCATTTCTTGATGTGCGCTTTCATTTCTTCGACGGTGTATTCTCCCGTCATGCCCTGCGTCGCCCCTGCAAAGGTGCAAGAGGAAACGCCAAAAAGCTGCCTGCAATGCGCAGCCAGTTTCTCCACCGGGAACTTCGGAGCCGCTGCTTTTTCGGCGGTTTTCTCCTCGGTTACTCCGGCTGCCGTGTCTTTCTGTGCCATAAAAGCTCCTCCTTATGGTTTACCGGGTATTGTCCCGGCGTTTTGTGGCGGTGTCGGGTACATGGTCTTGCAATGCGTTATAGCCTCTGCAAAGGCCGCCGGTATCACTCTTTCGATGTAAATATCCGGGTTTTTCCAGCCCTCCACCTCAAACGTCTGCATTTTCGTCGCCTCGGTCATGTCATACGGCCTGCGGCTCCTCCAATTCAGCGTAAGTTGTGCGGCCCCGTCGTCCAAAATCTTGAGTGAGGGGTCGTCTATTCGCAGTTTCCCTCCTGCTGGCTCTCCCGTTTCCATTATGAGCGGTATGAGGTTCCTGCTGCCCTTAATCGCCGTAAGAACTGAAAGCCCAAGAGCATACGCCTCCTGCGCCGTATGGTGGAAAAACATGATATACCATGCGTAGTCCATAGAATACGTCCGTAGCGTTTCTCCTCCTGTCATAATCTCCGGCGTAGGGAAATAAGCTGCTGGTACGCAGAAGTTCTCCTGCACGTTCCAGTAGTACGGCGACGGGTTTCCTGCTCTGTCGAGCGTGAATTTGATAATGCTGGCTAATTCCTGCTCAAGCACTTTCCCGCCTCCTATCAGCCGCCAAGATACTTGTCGAGCCATTCTTCCAGCTTGACCTCAAGGCTGGCTTGAAAAATTTTGTTGTAGATACGGATTGCGCTGTCAAAGTACGGGTTGCCTTTTACCCACTTCTGTTTCAGCAACATACCCGTCTTTGCCGCCGGGTCGTATATGAAGCGGTCTCCCTCCCAGTAACCGGGAACCCACCGCTGCGCTACGCCCTTGCTGTTCGTCCAGTGTCCGTCGTGAACATACGTCGCATACTCCACATTGGTTCCGACTTCCAGCGTCAGCCCTCCGTCGGCAATCTCCCAAATGTTGCCTGCACTGCCTTTTTCAAAGCTGGCGAGCAACAATCTTGTGTCGATAACCTTGCGGCGCACGATTTCGTCCTGCACAACCCGCAAAAAATCAAAGCCTATCGTATCTACATACTCGATAAGCTCCTCTTTGAATTGCCCTTTCGCAAACTGCTCCATTTTTCCGAAAAACTCTTTGAACTCTGTAATGTCGATGTCTAACCTGCTCATAACATCTTCTCCTCCCCAATCTTCTTGATATAGGCGAATAGGTGATGTCCTCTTACATCGACGGGCTGCTCTGCCGTGTACTCAAGCCCGGTTTTGCAGTCCACAATCTTGTCGTTTAGGCGAATGTCTGCCCCGATTGGAAGTGTGAGCTTTATCTTTGCGTCCATGATGTTTACCGGCTGCGTCTGCGTGATAGTGACGCTCTGCGAGCGCACTCCGAAGTGGCACTCCTGCTCCGCAACGTCCGGCTCCTCCGGGTAATAAAAAGAGGGAGAGGCAGGCAACCCGTAACCGGGTGATTTCTGCTCCTCCCTTGCGTGATAAATATTGCAGGTGTGGTTCAAAAGGTTCTCTAAACTCATTCAGCACCTCCCTACAATTTCCTCATGCGAAGTGTTACGCCGTTTCTCGGCTCCGTGATAACAAAGTCGTCAAGCAGGGCGGCGAGGTCTAATGCCTCTACGCTTATCTGCGTTGACTCTGCGGTGTAGCTGTAATCGTCGAATGTCTCCGACTTTACCTCTTTGGCTGCGACAATGGCATTGTGAGCGTAAGCCTCCGCCAGTATAAGAACTGCCGTCTTGACCGCCTGCGGAACCTCCTCCATATCTTTGAATGAATTGTGCGTATATGTGATGATATACTGCTCCGCTCTCGCAATATCCACCGTGAGCCTTGCGTCGCTGCGCTTCTGAACCGCCGGTATCTCGGAATACTCCCTTACCTCGTCTGGTGTAACCCACGGTCTGTCTGCCATGTCTGCACCTCCTGTTACTGCTCCTGCAGCTCAATCATTGTCGGGCTGCCTGCGTCCTCGCCGTAGTCAACCTCGTTTTCATCGTCCACCGGCTCTCCCGGTTCAACCTCAACGGCTGCGATAGCGTCCACAAGGTCGGCCTTTTTCTTAATGCCGGTGATGTCGATACCCATGTCAACCGCAAGTTTCTTGAGGTCGTCGAACTTCATTTCGTCGAGCTGCGCCTTATCGAGGTGGTACTTGGCTTCCTGCTGCTCCTCCTCTGCCTCGTCCTCAATCAGTGTGAAATAGCCGGAGGCTACTGCGTCGTCCGCAATAGCCTTATCCTCCGTAAAGGTGTCCGGGTTCTTCTGTGTTGCGCTTACGAGGCCGGTATAAGAGAGGGCTTTAATCAGTCTCAAATGATACATAGGCCAGCCCTCCTTATTTCAACTTAATCATGGCAGTAGCGTCCAGCTCCTCGATAATCGGGTCGTAGTCCAAATGGGTAACGTAGAAACGCTTATCCTGCATGATTGCTTCCTTGCCCTCTGTGGTCTTGCGAATCTTCACATCGTAAGTGTTTACGACGATAAGGTTCTTCGGGTCGGTAAGCAGAATGCGGTCGTCAGAAAGAGACGGGCATTCAACAGTAGGAATACGAGCCGGGCTGCTGTAAACGCTCTCCGGCACTGCGCCGCCTGCATTTACAACCTTGTTAAGCAGGAACAGTTCCCACTCCTGCGCTCTCTTAGGAGACATGAGCCAGCGGAGCTTGCCGTTGTTGTACTTGTTCGGAATAGAGCCGAGTGCCTTGTAGAACATATCGAGGCTCATATCGCTCTGAGTGGAAACGTCGAGTACATGGCCGCCGTTGCCAATCTGCTTGAGCCAGCCGTCGTTGATTTTAAGGAAATCAACATCACCGGCCTCACCGATTTCTCTCACATCGCTGTCATTCCATGCGCCTGCTGCGTGTGCTTTCTGGAACTCGTAGACGCTGCCGTTGTAGGTTACGGTATCACCGGCCTTGTAAGTCTCCGTAGCGGAGAACGCCTTTGCAGTACCGGCACCCTCGTTACCGTTGAGGTACAAGTCCTCAAGGTCAACACCGAGCTGTGCGGTCATAAGGTCGGTGATAATCTTTTCGAGGTTCTGGCCCTCGATATTCTCACGCAGGCTCTCCTCAGTGATTTCCCACGGAAGTCGAATAGCGGTAGTCGCATATTCAATCTGGGAAGTGTTTACGCCTGCACGATAGCCGTCGTCTGCGTTCTCTGTCTTTTTACGGACAATACGGCTGGCAATACCAATCTTGTCGATTTCGCCAGTCTTTGCGGTACGCTGCTCATGGCGGATAAGGCCGCCGAGGTTGGTAGCGTCGAAAGTCTGCTGAATGAACTTTCGGGCCTGTTCCGGGTTAAGAAGCCCGGAAGCGAGCGAACCAGTGGAAATGGCCGCTTTTCTAATGATTGTGCTGTTGCTGTTCATATTCTGTTTTTCCTCCTTATGTTGTATTAGAGAATGCCGTGCAGGTAATGTTCCTCACCTGCTGACTTCTGTACGCTTCCGTCGCCGTTGAAATTGCTCGGAAGCCCTCTGCTTTTCAGAACAGAGGCGGTAGCGTTCTCAACCGCTTTGGTAATCATGTTCTGCACCTGTTCGGTAGTAACATGAGGCTCCTCCTGCGGCTTGAGAGCCTTTTCTACTGCCGCCTGTACCATTGCGTCGATACTCTCCGGGGTAAGCTCCTCGGACTTCTCAACGCCTGCTGCCTGCGCCTGTGCTGCGGCCTCGCCCTTGTCGTCCGCCTCGCCTGCGCCCATAGCCTTTGCGATAGCAGCCTCAAGGGACTTTGTAACAATCGCTTCAACTTCCTGTTTAGTCACTTCTTTTTCCTCCTCGTCTTTCTTTTTGGTTTTGTCGTCCTCCACCCCGGTCTCGTCCTCTTTGGATTTATTCTTTTCATCGTCCGGGTTCTCCTCCGGGTCGTCGAACTCTTTAAGGAATGTGCCGAGACTTTCATAAATGCCCGACAGGGTATCCTTGTTCTTGGTGCTCATTTTCTTACCGGCCTTTTCAATCCCCTCCGGGCGGTCAGCTTCAATGGCTTTCGTGATACTTTCTTTCCCGGTCAAAATGCTGGTGATGATAGAAACAAAGTCCTCAAGGCACTCACGCACCTTGTCCTCATTCGCTTCATACTGCCAGCGTCCCGTAATCGGGTCATACTTGTATAAAATCTCCTCAAGGGAGTTAAAGGCGTTCCAAAAAAGACTGCCTTTGCTGCGCTCCTCGTAAAGCTCCGCCATAGCACCCTTTTCCACGACATTGACACCCAATGCCGCCGCCAACTGTTTCAGCAACCCTTTCTTTGAGCTGCCCGCTGCCTGCTTTGTCACTTCGTCCAACTCTACGTCCTCCTCACTGTAATTTCCAACTCCGCCCATGCTAAAGCCTGTGATGTCGCCCTTTTCAATGGCTTCCCACACGCTCTCGTCCGTTACCTCAACGGTCATAAGCCATGTTCCCTTTCGGATTGTCTCGCCGTCGATTTCAAAATCTGCTTTCGCAATCCAGTTTTCCACGACGGTTGCTCCGTCCAGAACATCAAAACTGTGCTGCAAGTCCACCTTGTCGCCATTCTTCGCAAACCAGTACGCCGCTTTGGTGATTTCCTCCTCGGTCATGTAGTTGCCGTGGCTGTCCTCCTCCATAGGTTCGTACACAATACCGGTAACATAGTGGCTCTCTGCGTCCGCCTTGATAATTCTGCCGTAGGTCGTAAACGACGCTTTTCCGTCGTCCGCTTTCTTCAAAAGGAACTGACGCTTATTGGCTGCCTTGTCTACCAGTGAAACAAAACTGATTTTAGCGTCCGTGATTTCGTAGGCTTTCTTTAAGCCCTTTCTCATGCCCTTTTCACCTCCTTTCAAAGGCTCTGAAAATATAAAAAGCAGCGTCACCGCTGCCTCTTATCGTGTAAAAGCTCTGAACGGCTCTGAAACGCCGTTATTTGTCCAGACGGTAATTTCCCCGCCTGTATCGTTTTGGGAACTCCTGCGCCGTCTGAGAAAGCAAGAGGGTTATTTCTCCGGCTTCTCGATGTTCGCAATAACAATTCCGTCCGGCAACTCAATGTCGGCTCCGTCGATAATCGGAACTCTGAGTGTAAGCACCGGGATTTCTCCGGCGTTTTGCGAAAGTGTAAAGCCCTCTGCAAGCATATTAAGCTCTACGCCGTCCACAATTACCGATGTGTGTCCCTTGTCAGTAACAGAAACCTTAATTTTCATGCGCTACTCCTCCTCTATCCCGGCTTTCGCCTTGTTTCTCTCGTCCAGCTCTCGCTCCCATTCGTCGTCCATTTCGTCAACGGCTTCCTGCTGCAATGCCTGTCGTTCCTCAAGGGAAAGACCGAGGATTTCCTCACTCACCACCGGCTGGCAAATGCAATGGCAGTTGATACTCTCCTCCGGCGGTAATGACGGGTCACGAGGGTACATACACTCGTATGTGCCTCCGTCTGCGCCTACCAGCTCGAAAGGCTCATTTACAGGAACCCTCTGGCCGTCCATGTCAACATGGTTCTGTCGGGGTTCGTTCCTGTATTCCCCGGTGTGCTTCCACATCTTCTCCTCAACCGCCGGGGACTGCATGAATGCTTCCTGCTGCGCTACGCTGTGCGCCCTCAAAACCTCCGTGACCGACACCCTGCGGGCCTTGTAATACTCGTCCCGTATTCCGCTGTCGAGGATAGCACGGGTAAAGGTCGAAATACTATCGCCGTTCTCAAGCCCCTTTTTGAGTATGTTCTCAATTTCCTTGTGGCTGTTGAGCTTCATAATCTCTCCGAGGTCACTGCTCCAACGCTCTATCCATGCCGTTGTGCGCTTCGATACCTGCGTCAGCTTCAATCCTCTGTCCGTCTGCTTGATGTACGCCTCGACAAATTCCGGAATGAACTTGTCGAACTGTTCTTTGAACACTGTAACGAGCTTTGCCTTTACTCCGTCGTTCAGCTTCACTTTCGGCCAGATGTCCGCTGCAAAGGCTTCGAGGTCTACCGCCTTTTCAACCTCCCCGACGATATAATCTGTCTCGTCCAGAAGTGCCTCCGAAACACCGTCCTCCATGTCCTCAATGTACTTGACGGTCTTTTTTGCTTTGGTGTAGCCCTCCTCCTTGAGAGCGTCGGAGAGGCCGCCGTCTGCCTTTTCGATGTATGCGTCAATGGCTTTAATCAGCGGGCCGCATTTCAAACACATATCAGCTCGCCTCCTTATCCATTTGCTTCAAAAGGCTCTTGACCTCTTTCATCACGGCAACAACAGCGTCGTCGTGGTTCCCGGCTGCTTTCTCAATCTGCTTTTGCAGGCTCATGGTAAGCTGTCCGAGGTCAAATCCCATGCCGCTGCTCTGCGACTTGTTGTAAGACAACGGAATATCGCCCCATGCTGCCTCGTCCGGGTTCTCCGGGTAGTCCTCGCTGTCCTCTCCCAATGCCTTGTAAATAATTCTCTTTGCGAGGTTCGGTGTAAGACCTCCGGCGTTGTTGCCGACGGTAAGCAGCTTGTAGAGGTCGTCCGGGTTGCTGATGTCCGGCTCAAGGAAATAAGCCTCAACGTACTGGAACCTGTAACCGTTCAGTAGGCGGTTGTTAATCGCCCATGCGAGGCTCTTGCGCTCCGGCTGGAACACCTGCTCCTCCGTGACCTCCTGCGCCGTCTGTGCTGTTGCTCTGTTGAAGTCCGTCGTATAGCCAACATAAAGGTCTGGCAACTGGAAAGAGGACTGCACCTTGCGTCGGTTATTATCGAGGTAATCTTGGAAAAGCTCGTCTTTCTGCAAGATATTCGCAAGGTCTTTGACTTCGATTTCCGGCTTTTCCTGCTGGTCGAAATCTGTTCGCCCGTCGCTGCTCTCCGTCTCAAGGATAATAAAGGCGTGTTGACCGGCCTCTCCCTTGATGTCATTCATATACTGCTGCAGTTTGTCGAAACTCTCGTCCGTCAGCGTTCCGCCCTTAATCATAATCATAAGAGGCGTGTGCCTGCCGTTCTCGAAGTAATTGTTATTGAGGTTTTCCGCTTTCCTGCTGCCGTCTACGCCGAGCGTCTGGCCTATCCAGCGCACCTCGCCGTATGGCTCCGTGCCAATGGTAAACTCCATAATCTCGTTGGCCTGATATTGCAGGTCAAGCGTTTCGCCCTCCTCAAGGTACTTGCCGTCTCTCCTATCCATAATTCGAGGGTCGCCAAACTCCTTGAAGTAGACCGTTTTGCCTCCGACCTCCTGCTTGAATTTGCAAAAGCGTTTCTTACGCTCAAGCTCTTTCCCGTGGTGGTAGTACATCGAACCGATGTACGGCTCAAGAGGCTTTGTCTTATAAACAGAGGGCGTGTCCTTGATGAACTCAATCTGAACCACGTCCCCGGCAACGTCCCGGATAACCTCAATGTAAGCAGCTCCGTAGGTCTCCCTCGCCTCGATGATATCCTCGAACACCTCTTTGGTGTCCTGCTCAATGTTCAGCAGCTCGATAATCTCCTCCGCCCTGCTGTACTCTGCTGCCATTTCCGGGGTTTCCTCTACGTCGTCAACGTATCTCACGCCGATACCAAAACCAGCGATATTGTTCTTGTACGCTCTGATACACTGAGGGAGAATGGTGCTGTGCTTCACAAGGGTTTTCATCCCTATGCGGTCATTCATCGGCATTATCCAGTCTCCGGCGTTGAATGCGTCCTCCGGCGTAACCTGTACTGATACGTCCGCCTTTGTGACCGGGGCCTGCTGCTTATGCTCCTTGATAATGCGGGCCTCCATTCTCTGTTTGCTCTTAGCCATTCTTTCTCACCTCCCTGTGCTTTTTTGGTGGCTTCACTGGTAAACATAAAAGAAGAACGCAGTCGGCCTCGTCCGGGCTTGGCTGCCCTCGCTTCTTAACTGCGTCCTTACTCTCAATTTTTATCTTGCTGGCCTCTGTCAGCTCATACTTCCTGCCGGAAAGCTGCGCTACGAGGTCGTTGTCGTCCGGCAATATCAGTTCTACCGGCTTCCTGCTGCCGTCGTCGTCATAGGACTGCAACAGTTTCTTTACAACCGACATCATAAATGTGGTGCTGTCGTGGAAATACTTGTGCTTTATCCTCTGGCCGAACTTGACCGGGTAAATCTCAAGCCACCAGAACCGCTCCGGGTTGTGCCTCTTTATCTGGCGCAAGCGGTCTACCACGCCGCCACCAACGCCGCCGTCGTCTATCTTTACCGGGATAGGGTCTGTCAGTTTGTATCGCTGTACTAGCTCCTCCCCCAGCATAACAATGTCGTCCGCCGTTTTCATGGTGTCCTGTCCCTGCCGTTTCTTGTAGAACGTGACTTTTTCATCGACCTTGTAGCCGATTACCGTCTTATCGTCTCCGAAACGGGCAACGTCACACCCGATATGAACCAAATCCGGGTGTTTTCGGGGAGAAAACTCCGTCATAATGGAATTTTCTACGAGTGAAAGTGGAATATAAATGTCGTCCTCCTGCAATGGGAACTCTCCGGCCACTCGTACACGGAATACGTCGCTGTCCTCCCCGTACATATTGATGATTGTCTGAACAAAATCCTGTGATACCCTGCTGCTGTTCCGCCCGTCGATGTGGAACGCTGCGTAGCTCGCTCTGTTCTTGGTGTGGCTCTCATAAAAAAAGCCCGACAACTGCGTCGGGTTCCCACACATTAAAAGCCTTGCGCCCGGTGTTGATAACGCACCAAGTACCGGCTCAAATATACTGTCGTCTACACCGCTGGCCTCGTCTATGATATACAGAACGTCGTCCGCATGAAATCCTTGCAGAGCGTCCGGCTTACTGGCTGTTCTGGCTACTGCGAACCATTCCTCCGGGTAGCCTCTCATGTAGACCTTTTCCTTTGTCCATATCAGCTCATTGGAGAGGGCTTTGTTGTGCCTCAACCACTTGCTGACCTCCGCCCAAAGAATATCAAATAACTGGTGCTGCGTCGGTGCTGTGCATGGTATCTTCGGGAATGGCCTCGTAACCATAAACCAAATAACCACCCACGCCTCAACCGTACTTTTTCCTACGCCGTGGCCGCTTCTTACGGTTGTGAGCTGGTTCTTTCCAACGCTGCGGAGTATCTTTGCTTGTTGTGCGTCGGGTTTCGCCCCGATAACGTCCTCGACAAACTCTACCGGGTGGTCGGCATAATACAAAATAGCCTCGCTGTCAAGCATCGTCCTCCGCCTCCCTTCGCTTCTTGTATGCCGCTATGATACTGTCAGCAAGCGTGTCGGAGTTGCTGCTCTCCTGTGTGCTGTCCTCCTCCAATGTTCTGTTGAGCCTTTCAAGTTCTGTCGACATTTTGATAAATTCCTTGATGTCTTTGGCGGACATTTCCTCGGCTGATAAGTGTCCCAACGCTTCAAGGGCTTTCTTTTGGAGTTGCATTGCTATCCCGATATGGCGGTCTACCATTGCTTTGCGGTCTTTTACGGCTTTGGTGTGAGCCTCTTTTTCCAGCTCATTGTCATAGGCTCGGACACGCTCAGCCCAATCCCATGTGCTTTTCCAACGTCGAATTAAAGTACCACTTTTTTGCAACTTTTCCGCAACGGCTGTCAGCGTCCGCTTTTCTCCCATATCCCGGTAAGTAACGAATGCCTCAAATGCCTTTTCGCTTTCGCCCTTTTGACGTTCCCACGGCTTATCAGTCCATTTTGGCATTGTCCTCCTCTCCTTTACTGGCAGCCTATTCTTCTAAGCCAAAGAGCCGTTTATAATAGTCCGTCTTGTTTCCAAGCTCCTCCTGCATGAGGCCGTAGAAAGACTGGCTATTGATTTTCTTGTTGATACCGGCAATCTGGTTAAGGCTCTGGAAGCACCCGCCTGTCCCGATTTGTTTCATAGTCTCGGTTGGCTCCGGGTTCTTCCCGTTCAGAAGCATACAGAGGTTGTAGTCGTTGCCCTTAAATCCCTCAAGGCCGTCAATGCCGCAGCAACACATACTGTCGCCCATTGCTCTGAGGCGGTTCTCTCCGGCGTAAAACTTCATGCCGTGTCGGTGTGCCTCTGCCCGAATGCTCTCGAACTGCGGTCTGAGTACGCTCAACGGATAACAGTTGTCGCCGCCGATTTTCACCATGCCTTTCTTGCCTTTGTAGAACTTCATTCCCTCGACTACGATACCGTAAACGCCTGCGGCTGCCAGTCTCGGAATGTTCTTCATAACGTCTCTGAAAACTTCCGGCATATACGGCTGTATTCTGACAATAACCCTCTGCACCCGTCCAGCAAGGGTCTCGACCATTTTTAGTCGCTCCTCATACGGTGGGGTTCCGGGTTCCAGTTGGTCGTATTTGCTGCATACCATAGAAACCTGCACAACGCAGTTGCATTTTTCCAGCAGGTCAAGGTATTCCGGCTCCGCTGCGAGCCTGCCCTTTGTGCTTACGACGAATGGGTACTGCGTTTCTGCCAGCAGCTTCAAACACTCGTAGCTGGCTCTGATATTCTTTTCAATCGGCTGGAATGGGTCGCTCATTCCGCCCCAATGGATAGGAATATTCCAGTCGCACCACGCCGTCTCTCGACCTCTCTTACCCTCTATGAAAGAGCGTAGGGCCTCTACGGTCTCGTCCCTCTGGATTTTGGCGATATTCGCCTTTTTCTGCACGAAGCAGTATTTACACCCGTGGCTACACCCTTTGTAGGTGTCGAAGCGTATCGGGAGATTGCATAAAATAACCTGTGTTCCGCATTTACAACCCATGCTAAATTTCCCCCTTTGCTTTCTGAATAATCAGCTCCACAAGTGCCTCTTTGCCGAAGTCTTTCACATAGGCTTTGAGGTCTGCTTGGTCTGCCTTGTCAAATGTGAGGCTGATATTGAACAGCTCCTCAATGCTTTTCAGTTCCTCGTCCACTGTGTCTCCGTCGATAAGACCGTCAATGTCATTTGTGAGGCTGTCGATTTCCTGCTGCGTAAATCCCGTGAGGGTTGCGTCCTCTCCCAGTTGCGTAAGCAGCTCCGCCAGTTTATCGTTATCCCAGCCGCCCTCTACTTTGTTCAGAGCGACGTTGAGCTGGCGTTCCTGCGTCTCATCGAGGTCAACCACAGATACGTCTACCTCTGTTTCTCCCTCATTCTCAAGCACGGTTAATCGCTGGTGGCCGCCTACTACCCGGTTCGTCCTCTCATTCCATACTACTGGGATAATCATGCCGTAGGTCTTAATACTCCTGCGCAGGTTCTCGTACTCCATGTCTCCGGGGATAAGGTCGATACGAGGGTTGTAGGTTGCTCTTTCCATGTCGGAAATTTTTTTTCTTTCAATCTGCATTACAAGCCCTCCTTTACCTTGTTGATAATCGTCGTCGCAAGCTCCTCTTTCGCATTGGCGGTGTTCTTCACATAGTTTTCTACGGTTTCCCTTGCGCCTGCCGGGAGGCTGAACGTCATAACAAAGGTGCTGCGCTCTTTATCGTCCCCGTAGTCTGAAAAATCCTCCTCCATGAGGTCTTTAATGTGGTCGTACTGCATGAGTAGCCCCTGTAACTCCCAGTCCTCATAGCCGGTCAGCTCTAAGTCCCCGGTTTCCTCAAGCTCCTGCAAAAGGTCGGTCAGCTTTCCAATGTCCCAACGTCCCTTTACCTTGTTGAGCAGCACATTGAGGATTTTCTCGTCCTTTTCTTCGAGGTCTACCACTACGCACTCGATTTCCACTGCTCCCTGTTCGAGCAGAACTTTGAGCCTCTGGTGGCCTCCGACGACAGTTCCTGTTCTTTCGTTCCAGATAATAGGCTCTACATAGCCGAACTCCTCAATGGAACGGCGGAGCTTCTGGTACTCTGCGTCCTCCGGCTGCAAATCCTTTCTTGGATTGTACGCTGCTGCCCTTAATTCTGTTGCTTTTAGCGTCCTTATATTCACGCTCTCACTCCTTTCCGTCCCGTTTTGGGTCATTTATCCACAAAAAAATACACAGTCTGTGGATAACTCCGCCAAACTGTGTATCTCTCTTTTTCGCACTTTACCGCCTACCATTTTATCAGCTCCATAGTGGAAATGCAATGGCGGCTTTGTGACATTCGCCTCTCAAAAGCGGTCTATACCGCCAATTCCAAACAAAAGAGCTGTCATATCCGCTGCGCAAATATCCACGTCACGGTACACGGTTCTCCTGTCGATTTTCTCCTGCTTCGCAATTTCCTCCGCTGTGGTGTAGTTCTCTGCGATATAAAGGTTCTCCAACACTCGCCAATGTCTTGCGTCGTCGGCCCTGCTGGAACGCTCGCACATAATCTTGTAACATTCCAGCATTTTATTTACATGGGTCATAATAATTCTGGTGGCGATGTAGTTCTTCTGAATACTCTCTACGAATATCTCCTCGTCTGCCGGGCGGCCCATGTTCTGCATGATTTCCTCAAAATTCTCATCCGCCTCCTCTGCGCCGTCGGTACTAAATACGGCGTTTTTGTAATACTCATTTAGGCGGCGGTAATTTCTCAACAGCAGTTTCGTGTTGTGGTACTTATAATCGTACTGCTGCTTCTTGAATTTCTGTCTTTCTCTCTCCACGGCCTTTACTGCCGCTGCTGCTCCGACCTCTGCTCCGGCTGCGGCCCCGATTGTCACTCCGAGGTTTACCGCTGCCTGCAGTTTCTCGTCAATGCCTTTCATGCAGGCTTCCGTTGCCGCCATTACAGCGGCTTCAATGAGTGCCTGTATCTCTGTTTTCTTCTTCATGGATAGCTCCCTCCTTTTATTTTCTCCGGGAGTTCGCCTCCCTGTTTTCTGTTACAAAAATTGAAGCACACCGCCCACATAGCGGATTTTGTACTCCTGTACGTCCTCCGGCGTTATGTACTTCCTGCCGTAGTTGTCTTTCATGTCTCTAAAAACCGCCCACGGTATCTTGAAATACTGCTCAAATCCAAAGGAAACCATAACGAAGCACTCCGCTCCCAGCTTCTCATGTCGGTTGAGCTGCTTTTCCTGCTCCTCGCTTATCACGCAGCGCTGCATTCTGTCGCTGTCCGTGTGCTTGGCCTCAAATACGATAGCTTTTCCGCCCTTGAGGGTTCCTTTGTAGTCTGGCTGCGCCTGCTTGGTGTAGCAGGCGAGGAACTGGCCTCTGCTGTTCGGTCTGCCTAATGGCTTCATCGGTTCCGGGGTCTTTGTGATTTCTGCCTGTTCGTGGAGGCGGTAGTGTCTGCAAGCCGCTTCCAGCATATTCTCCCAATATTCCCCGGCCACTCTGCTTCTCCTGCCGGTCATAACCGCCTTGTAGTGTCTCTCGTCCATTAAATCAGCCCCTTTTCTGTCGCAAACTGCGTAATCTTGTAGGCTGTCGCTCCCTTAATACCCTTGCACTCACCGTCTGAAAGAGCAGAGAGCAGCTTTTCTATTGCCGATGTATTCTCGTTAGGGTCTGCCGCTTCTGCCTCGTCCTGCGCCTCGTGAGAGGACGAGAGGCTTACTTCCGGCTCCGCCGCTCTATGAAACTCCTCAACGAGCTGTCGGTCTGTCATTTTTCTAAGGCGCACCGCCTCCTCATGGATTGCCAGCTCCTCTGCCGTGTATCTGCATTTTCTCTTTTTTGCCATTGCTTTTCTCCTCCAAAATCATTTTTACGACATTTCCACAATTTCTGCACCTGCGTATAGGTCGTGGTTTAATTTCTCCCAACGGTTTTCCGCTCCATTTCTTACAAACAGGGCATTGGTAATAGTTGAGGATAATTGCATATTTGAACTCCTCTTTGTCTATCTTGGCCACCTCCTTACGCAAATGGCCCTTGCGGTCTGCTGTCCGCAAATTCCTCAAAGAGCTGCCGCTTTCCCTGCTTTTCGATAAGTTTGCAAATATCAACGCCGTGAATTGATAATTTTTCTCTGTCTGATATGCGTCGTTCTGTCTTGTAATGTTCCATTATTCGCCACCCTCCAAAATCTCCTTAACCTTTCTGAGCTGCTGTACCGTATATGAATCTATTCTTGAATAGTCGGTTGCTTTTGAAATCCAGCTTTTCAGCATATCTCTTTCAATATCCTCAAGCGCTGCCTGCTGCGTCGGGAACAGTTTGCGCCCGGTGTTGCAGTAATCGACCTCGCAGAGGTAATCGTCGTCGCCTCTCGCGTTGTAAAAGTCTGATGTGCGAATGTCGCTTTCCTGCTTGGCTGTCTTTACATACTTTCTTCCAACCGATACGACAACACACTGTGAAACAAAATGCTCCTGCGTTCTGCCTCTCTTTCTGGTTAAGATGTAGGCTGTCTGGCCCGGCTTGAAATCCTTTACTGATACCATGTCTCTCCTCCCTACTTTCCGATGTATGCCTGCCCTTTCAGTTTGATTTTATGAAGCGGGCTATCCAGTCGTCGGTTAAATTCCTCTGCTATCTCCGTGTCGGAAAATTCGCTGAGTTTGGCCCCGTACTTCATGGTGTGAAATTCATCGTCACTAAGTCCCTCGAAATACGGTATGCTCCCCTCGGAAATTATCTTGCTTTCCGGGTAGCTCCTGCGCTGCTTGAACCTCTCCCAGTCGTTCTTGAAAAATGCGCCGGTCACTCTGGCTGTCTGTCCCCAGCAATCCGTGTCGATTGTCACACGCACAACTCGGTTGAGTTCCTCCTCTGAAACAATCCCGGTTATGCAAACATCTAATATATCCATGCTGCCTCCTTATGCAAACGGGCCTTGAGTTTTGCTGTCTGCAAATTCTACTCGGTCTGCAACAACTTCCGTTATCTTTCGGCTCTTTCCGTCGCTGTCATTGTAGTTTCTGGTTCTGATTTCTCCTCGAACAACAATCTTGCTACCCTTTCTCATGTATTCGTTGAGGAATAATGCCGTCTTATCCCATGCAACGATTGTCGGGAAGTCTGCCGTATCGTCCTTGCTGGCTCTGTCTACTGCGAGGTTGAAGTTGGTGCAGGGCGTTCCCTGCTGCGTATATCTCAGCTCAACATCCGCCGTAAGCCTACCTGTTAAAATTACTACGTTCATGTTATCCTCCTGTGAAATTTTTCTTTTATCGCCTCGTCGAATTTTCTATACATTTTCTCAACTTCTTTTTCGAGGCGTCTTTTTTCTCTCTTTGGCAAACTATCAAAAAAGCGTTTGCCGTAGATTTTCCTTGCGTCAATCCGGGCGTAATAAGGCTTGTCGGCTCCAGTGTTCTTCATCAATCGCCCCGTCTCCTTTCCCTTGCTGCCGAGCGGAACATCATTAAAAGCATTTCTGAAACAGGCCGCTCCCGGTCTTTCCTTTTGGCTTTCTTGACCGAGTGCAATTCCGCTCCGTCCGGGCAATATACCCCAACCGCATAAGGGATTTCCAAGCTTACCGCCGCATAAACCTCCTCCGGCATGATATAGTAGTTGAAATCGCCTATAAAGTTATGGCCGTTCTTGGAGCGGAAATCCTCTACCGAGGACTTTACCTCGTAACAGTAAAAGTCGCCCTTTTCAATGCCCGATACTGTGTTGTTGACGGGCTTGAATTTCATGTAGTCCACCCTTACGGCGTGGGCGGTGGAATAATCGAACGTGACTTCTTTCGCCCAATATATCCGAGGGTCATTGTGCGGATTTATTAGTTTTTCCGTCAGCAACGAGAGACTTCTGGTTATTTCTTTCCGCTGCTCCATTCTCAAACACCTCCTTTTTCGCAAGCCCTCTTAACAACTTCACATACCACGTATTGTCTATATCCTCGTCTGTTATGTCCGAAATATCCTCTCCCGGCTTTATCCTGCTCCACCAGCTCTCGCAGCCAAAAACAACTTTCTTTTGCTTTGGTAGCAAAATACATGGGTTTGTGATTGTTGAAATTTTGAGTTTTCCCTCCTCCTCGTTGAATGAGGCTCGTGTTTTCCACGGGAACTCTCCCAGAAAAATTCCGAAATATGTTTTGTTGTCCTCGCATAATCTCACTTTTACTGGCTCAAATACTATTCCCCACGCCTCCGGGTCTGTTATCTCAAGCTCCTGTATCGTCAAAGGGTATTCGATATACTTGCATTTGTAATGGCCGCACTTGTCGCAATCCTCGACGTTAATCTCCTGCCGCTGCTCCCATTGTTCTCCGAGCGTCTTTGCGTTTGGTGCGCAGTAGTTTTTTCCCAGCTCCGTAAAACCTCCGGGAACATAATATCTGCACTTCCTGTGTCGTGGTGTTTCTTCTATGCTCTCATTTCCCATATCTGACTCCTATCTGTATTCTTTCCCGGTTGCCTTGTCTCTGAGGGCGATACGCCCTACAACCTCGAACCCGGCCAACTCCGCAGTCTGCTTCAAAATCGGGATAAGGTTACTGATTACAGCCATACGGGCCGCTTCTTTTCGGCGTTCCTTTTCTCTAATATTGTTCCATGCTCCTCCGGCGGTTGGGTCGGCGTACCCCTCCGCATTTTTATCCATTCTATCGGTTGCCAATCTTCTCCGCCTCCTCTCTGATTGGGCAAGTGATACAGCTTCCATGCCCGCCAACATAAATGCAGTTGCAGTCCGTCAGCGCACAGGTGTACGTCTTTTCCTCGTCATTTTTTTCTTCCTCCGGGTCTGATGCTGATGAAAAAATGAACAAAAGAACCATTCCGACAAACCCAAGCAAGCAAAGCCCTCCGATACCTGCCAAAATGTAAACCACTACCATGCTGCACCTCCTTTATGTCGCTGGCTGCAATACCTCCTGCGCTACTTCTGAGCCGGTTTCTCCCTCGGTATTCGCAAGCCTCTTTATCTGTCGGTCTACTTTGTTTTCTATGGTCTCCTGCACAAGGTCTCTGCCTCCGTAAATCATAATAAGCTGTGTAAGCATGATGATAACGTCCGCCACCTCCTCAAGAATGTTCTCTCTCGCTGCTTCGAGGTCTTTACTGCCCTGTGCTTCTTTGCGACGGTACTTGAGCAATGCCTTTGTAAGCTCGCTCATTTCTTCTATCGCCATATCCACTTGCGCCTCTGCTCCGTAGGTGTTTACACACTCCTGCAATACCTCCGGGCGGTTCGTAGTCGGCAGGCCCGTGGTCTCATATCTTTCCAGCCACGCTCTCACATCTGTCATTCCGTAAAGAGCCATATACAATAATGCAAATACGCCCTCAAGGTCGTCTGTGCCAAACTGCAGGTTATCGTAAAGAATTTCGTCCAGTTCCTCGTCCGTGAGTTCGTCTGTGTCCGCCGGTGCTGCGTGTTTCGCACAAATCTCTCTCATAAGGTCTCTTACAGGGATTTCACGGTCAAAATCCCTGTACCACGCTTCCCTGTTCTTCACGAAAACAAAATTATGGGCCAGCTCGGTTGCGCTCATGGTACTGGTGTCATTGCAAATCTTTCTGAATATCATTCCGCCGCCCTCCTTACTCGATTGTGACGTATGTGTTTCTGCGGTTGTTCAACTGCATACTTACCGGGTTTCCGCAGTTCAAACAGTTGTAGTCAAATGTTTCGTCGGTGATGTTGGTCTTGTACTTCCAGTAACTCCCGCATTTGCAATGTAAATGGGCCATTTTAAGGCCATGCAGCGGCGTAACCTTTCCACAGCCCTCACAGGTGTACTTTGACATCGGGGTTTTGCTGCAAAATCCTTTGACCTTTCCACAATGCTGGCACTTAATAAGCAAAAACCCCCTGTACTCCTCCGACTCCGCCGGTTCTTCCTTTTCTTCCTGTGCTACGCCTGCGCCTCTGAAATCCCCGAAAAGGCTCTCAACTCTGCTGCGTGGCTTATCCTTTGGCTTGATAGTTTTCGGCGGCTCCTGTGGTACGCTGGCAGGTCTGGCGAGCATTTCCTCTTTCTCCTCCTGCCCGGTTGCGTAGTCCAGTGCTTTCTTCATAAGGTCATTGGCCTTGTCCTGCGTCATATTAAAGCTCATTTCCCCGAATGGGGTTTTGATTGTTACCTGCATATTCTCTCCTCCTGTTTTCTGTATTCCGAGACTTGTCTGCAAAGCCCGGTCAATTTTTCTCATTTCCGCCACGGTTACGCTCCCGATATGTTCCTTGAGCCTGCTTTTGCATACCGTTATAATCTGCTCGCAAAGGGCTATTGACGGCCTCCGGGCTGAATTTATATAAACGTGCGTCGGAATGGTGGTCTTTCTCTTTGTTGTAAGGTAAACGACTTCTACTACCGGCGCATGGCGGTTCCCGGTGTTGTTGCTCACGATTACTGCCGGTCTGTTTCCGCCCTGCTCGCTGCCTGTCGTCTCTGTCCCTCTGATGTAGTAAATATCTCCTCGCTTGGCCGTTTCCTCCGCCTCCTCTCTGTATGGGGCGACTATCGCCGCCCCTGTCAGTTGCTCAGTAAGCAGTTATCAGTGTTTCTTGAAATAAGCGGAGCGGAAGCCGATGCTCCAGCCGGAAATGGAGCGAGGGGCGCCCAAGTTCGCGCAGAACAGACCCGCATTCGCACCGCCGTTCCAGCGGCCACCACGAATCGGGAAATATTCTCCGTCGGTGCTGTCGATGTAGAGGTATGCTTTCGGCTCCCCGGCGAACAATGCAAGCTCCTTGAGCTGTTCGCTCTCGCAGTCGATGTCTACGTCCTCCCAGCAGTCCCCGGTGTAGTCCTGCTCAATGGACGGGTATGTGGTAATCTTGATACTGCCGTCTACCGATACCTTTACGACATTGCCGGAATTGTCCTTAATTCTGTGCCAGTCGTCTCCCTCCTGCGTGAGGTCGATGTTGAGTGCTGCGTCGTTGTCCTTTGCTGCATACAGTACGCCGTCTTTGATACGCAGTCCTCTAAGCATTTCCCATACGTTTCCGCATAAATCGTGTACGCCCTCCGGGGTGTGATTGTGCGTCCATGTGGCTGGGCCGCTGCCGGTAAGGGTTCTGCCGTCGCCTCCGTCGTACTTCACACCTTTTTCGCTTGCGTCTGCGTGGTACTGGCCGTTGTTGGTATTCCCGTGAGGGAGAGTTCCGTTCTTGAGGCTGATATTTGCAATCAGTCCCCACTCTGCTGCGGTCATAAGGTGCCAGCCCTCACCCTTGTTGAAGCAAGCCTCTGACGCTTCATCATTGGTAAGGTTCGTCCACGGCTTCTGATATGGCAAGCTGTACGGCTTCCCGTTAATTTCGCAGTTCTGGTAGACTGAAATATAAATCTCGTCGTAAACCTCTCCGCCGATAACAAATGCCGGGTGAGGCTTATCACCGCCGCCGAACAGCTCCTTATTGCTTACACGGGTAAATTTATACATGAATGAGGGAATACCGGCGTTGTCGTAAATTGCTACGACATTCCCCTCCACTCCCGGCTGCTTGGTCTCTACCGCTGCGAGCTTGACCTCTTTCTTTCCCTCCGGGGCCGGTGCTACATTCTTTGCCCCGAACAAAGTCTTGAGCAAATCCTCGTGGATAAATTCAAGGTCTTTTCCCTCGAATACTGTCTCAGAGCTGTAATCTCCTGCGGTTTCCGTGTGTCTAATTTTCATTTCTGCCATTGTGTTTTCCTCCTTATTTTTCCTTAACCCACCTTGTTTTCATTTCATGTGGGTATTGTTCTTCGTTCTTCGGTTTGCTTCTCCCGTTCCACTCAAGCCCACCAGCTCGGCCCTCGCAGTTATATCCAGCGGCTTTCAAACTGGTTCCCGGTTCGCTTTCAAGAATGTATGTAATCACTCTTTTGTAGCCCATTGCTATTGCCGCCCTGTAAGCTGCTGCATACAAAATACTGCAAGCATTGTACGTTCCATCTGTGCAAAGGCGGTTGACCTCAAGCGTTTTGTTATCGTCAAGGTATCTACTGACAGGGCGGCCACAAATGCAAACTCCTACAAGTTTCTCGCCGTCACAAACTCCGATTGAAAATTTATGTCCCCGGCTCGCCTTGTGGTGTCTGTGGTACTTTGTTACAAACTCATTTGCCTGCCGGAGTGTTACCGGGACTATCTCAAGCATTGCCCTCGTCCTCCTCGCAAGGCAAATCAACATTTACGACGATTGCCTTTATCCACGGGAGTTTTCTGTACGCCTCAAGTTCCTGCTTTTCTGTTTTTATATCCTCTCTCGAATGGCAGTCGAGAACATCTCTCACTGCGTACTCTACTGCGGAGGGGTCGTCCTCCTCTCGAAAATGGATACGGGTTAAGCCTATAACGTACTCTACGATATACACATATCCAAAAACTCCCGTCCAGCGGCCATATCCCGTGTCGGCAACAACCTCGCTGTCAACCATAGCCACAACAGGAAGCTCCGGGTTTTCCCGCATGAGTCGGAACAACTTCTCCCGGTTTTCCCTTTCCTTTTCGCTTACCATGCCTATTCCTCCTCGTCCTGCAAATAATCGAATATGTTCCGCTGCCCCGGTATTGGCTTCTGTGCTTCCTCCTCTTTCCGGGCGTTCTTTGCGCACTGGCAGCCATATCCACGCTCGACGGCTTCTTTACTTGTAAGCAGCCGTCCACACCTCTTGCATTTGCGAACCTGTATCGTAAATATGCCGTCGTCCATGTGTCCTCCTTACTTGCCCCTGCAATCTTCCCAAGCCATAGTCATTACGGTGCTGGTTTCTCGCAAGCGGCTGATAATTGCCACGATTTTTGTGTTGTCAAATCCCTTTGGGGTAAGGGCATTTATAAGACCGTCGGTGTTGTAATTGGTCGTTACAATGGTCGGCTTCATGTCCTCGTAGCGGTCATTCAGAATGGAGTAGAGGGTACTCATGCTCCAATCGCTGCACTGCTCTTTTCCGAGGTCGTCAATGATAAGCAAGTCCACCTTTTTGTATGCGTCCAACACCTGCGCCTCCGTCACTCCCTCGTTGTCAAATGCCTTTTTCACATCCAGAAGCAAGTCGCTCGATGTCTTGCATATTACGGGTATTCCCTCGCCGATAAGCTGTAAGGCAATCGCCGCCGCAAGATGTGTCTTGCCGGTTCCGTTCGTTCCCTCTATGTAGAGACCGTCGCCCTTTGCCTTGTGGTATGCAAAATTGTCCGCATACTCTTTGGCAACTCTGTAATTTTTCTGACGGCCCGGCGTGTCTGTTCGGAAGTTCGGGAATGTCCTCTGCTGGAAACGCTTCTTAATGCCGCTGTTTCCGAGTAGACGGTCAATCCTGCTCTGCATGGCCCTCCTGCGTTCCTCGTCCTCTTTTCGGGCCTTTTCCTCCGCCTGCTTGCGGTCGTATTCCTGCCAGTAGGCAACTGCCTTTTCGCAGGCACAGCGCACGTTTGGTCTCCAAAGGAAAACCATGTTTTGTAACACAATGCCCTGCGGCTGTATTGGCTGGCCGCAAAACTGGCATACCTGCGGCTCCGGCGGTGCTACACGCCACGGAATACCTCTCTCTTTTGCTTCCTGCGGCGTAACCATGTTATTCGCTGCCTTTGAATCCTCCCGACGGTGTAAATCCTCCGGGGTCTGTCGCTGGCCCGCTGCTTCTCCTATTCTGGTAAGCTCCATAGCCGTTTCCTCCCTCCTGTGCAAATTCGTTCAAATAGCCTTTGGCGTTCAGCCATGAGGCCGGTAACGGCGTGTACTGTCTCTCTCTGAAACGGTTATCAAATTTCTTTGACAGTTCAACCGCCTGTATAATCTTCTCAGTCATTGCCTCGTCCGGCTCCGGCTCAATCTTCGCCCATGCCTTTTCTGCTGATGCTCTGTCCTGTTTTTTCGGGTATGCCGCATAGAATTTCTCAAACAATTCCTGCTGCTTTACCTTGAGGACGGACTTTCTTTTTGTAGGTCTGCCTCTCTTTTTCGGCTTCTCCTCCGCCTCCGGCTCTGGCTCCTCTTTCTTCTGAGGCGGCTCTGCCGGTGCAGGTGTAGGGGCTGCCGGTTCCGTGAACGGTTTGCACGGTATCTGTACTGTTCTCTTTGCGTAAACCTGCTGCAGGTTGTCAACGAGCCTCTGGCACCAAATGAGCTTGTGTGTGTCCCACAATTCCTTGTCAATCTTCCCAAGCTCCGCCAGTGTCTCTAAGATGTCGTCCGCCGTCTCCTCTCTTACCCTTGCCAGCGAGACGAGGTACATCTTGTTTGCGCTTACTGAACAGTCGTAACAATGGCCGTCACTGCGGCCAAGAAGCTCCAATAACTTGAACCAAAAAGCATAGCCGTCGTTCCCCCACTTATTTTCCAGTATGAATTTTGTCTTGCTGTCGGCTCCTACAAAATGTGGGAAGTAGTCTACCGTTTGTTTTCGTGGTCGTCCCAACGATTACACCTCCTTTTCGGGTTTTTCCGGGGAGAAAACTCCCCGGAAGTGATGTTTTCTATTCATAAATTACCTTGCTGCCCTCTGCCGTCTTTACCACATCGACACTCTGCGGAAATCTCGACTTCATGGCCGGGTCGTGGGTGATTGCCATAACCTTGAGGTTGCTGTATCTGTTCTGAATTGCTTCCAGTGCGTCGCAATATGCCTGTACGCCCGGAGCGTCGAGGAATGGTGGCTCGTCGATGAACAGGAACCCAAGCTGTACGCCTGCCTTGCTGCTCTTAATCTCCGAAAGGGCAAGGATAACGGACAGTGCTGCTTTTACCCTCTCGCCTCCGCTCCTGCTCATGTAAGGAAGTCGCCCGGTGTCTACGTCGTTGATGATGATGTCGAGGGTCGTTACCTCTTTCTTGCTGTTGGATTTCAGAACCTTTTCGGTCACGAACTCAACGCTCATGCGGCCCTGTGACATCTGGCCGAGGATATTCGTTGCCGTGGCCTCAAATACTGGGATAATGCTGCGGATAATATTGTGCGGAATGCCGTCCTGCGAAAATGCCTTTTTCAGTTCCTCATATCCGGCTGCCTTGCCTCCAAGTACGTTTACACGGTTCTGCAGCTCTGCCGCCTGCTGTAACTTCTCTGTCAGTTCCTCCGCCTGTTTCTTCAAGCCTCCGAGTTTCAGAGTGGCCGCCTGTGCTGCGTCCTGCATGGCCTTGATTTCCGCCTCTGCTGCCGCTACCTGTGCCTGCAGCTCTGCCGTTCCTACGGTCTTGCTCTGCTCCTCCTCAAGCTCTGTGCGGGTTTCTTCGAGTTCCTTTTCGAGTTCTTCAATCTCTCCACTCAATTCCAGAACACGCAGGCTTGCCGCCTCTTTCTGCTGTCTCGCTACTGGGAGCTGTTTCTCCTTATCCAGCCATGTTCTGGCTGTCAAAATGTCCTGCTGTAACTTCTCATACTCTCTGTTGGCTGCCTCTACCGCCTCAAGCTCCGCTGTCACCTTTTCCAGTTCGGTTTTTCCCTTTGTGACCGTCTCCTCTGCGCTTGCCTGCGCCTTTGCCAGCTCCTCCGAGCGTTCCTGCATAAGTTTCAGCTCGTTTCTCTGTGTCTCAAGGCTGCTGTACTCTTTCTCCGCTGCCTCAAGCACTCTCAAATCGCCTCTAAGAGCCTCGATTTCCTCCGGGAGGTGCATTTTATCGCTGAACACGGTTTCAGCCTGTCTGAGCGTATCTGAAAGGCTCTGACGGTTTGCTGCGTACTCCGTCTCAAGTGAAGCGAGCGCCGCCTCTGCCTCCGGCAATGCTTTCTTGGCTTCCAGTGCGTCCGTAAGGAACTTACAACTTGCCTTTTCTACGTCCGGGCAACCGCTGTTGTCCAGAAGCTCAACTTTGCCTTTGAGGGTCGTAATGCGGTATGACAGCTTCTCTTTCGCTTTCTCATAGTCCGCTTCCAGTCGTTCCAGCTCCGCCTCTGCGTCGAGTACCGCCTGTCTCTGCTCCGTGTACTCCGGCAATCCCTTTTCCAGTTCCGCAATCTTTCCGGAAGTGCTTTCGTGCTGCTGGTGCTTTTCTTCCAGCTCCGCAGCACGGGAAATGGCTGCCTCAAGTGGCCCAATCTTCACGAGCGTAATCGCTGCTTTTTTCTGCGCCAGTTCCTTTGCAGATTTCTCCGCAAGGTCAATGGCGGATTCGAGCTGCTTCTTTCTCTGCTCAAGGTTGTCGTATGTAGCCTTGCCCTTAATCAGCTCTTTTTCCTTTTCCAGCAATCCGTTGTAGGCTGCCACGCCCGCCGTGATTTCCTCCTCTTTGGCAAGAATAGTGTTTGCCGATGTCACAATGCCTACCTGTGAGGTCTTTGCTGCCTCTTTGGTGGCTTTCTGCGTTCCGAGTGTGGCAATCTTACCGTTGAGCTTGATAACACGGCTCGCTGCCTCCAACTGCGTGTTGAGCTTCACCTTGAGACCGTCAATCTCCGTTGCCTTTACCGCTGCCGCCTGCTCGTAGGTCGCTTTGGTTTCCTCCTCCGCTGCAATCTGCGCCTCAAGCTCCGCTCTGTCCGGCAGGCCCGACAAGATAACATCCGTCTTATCCTGCAACTGTCGTATCTGTCTGTTGGTCTCTGTCGCCTTGTCCGCTGCCAGTTCCTCCATTCCAGCGTAAATGCCGAGGCCGAGGATATTTCCGAGGATATTCATGCGGGCTTCCTTGTCCGCCTGTAAAAAGAGGCCGTACTGGTCTTGCATGATAAGGGCGCAGGCTTTTAGCGTGAGGCTATCCATGCCAATGATGTTGATGATTTCCTGCTGGGTGTCCTTAAACTTCTCTTTGGAGCGGTCTACCCATTCTCCCTCAACAAATTCTGAAATATTCAGTGTCGCCTTGCCGGACTTCTGACGGGTTCTGGTTACTCTGTAAAGGCTCTCGCCCAGCTTAAATGTGAATTTGATTGCGCCGCTTCGAGCGTCCGGGTCGTTGCAAATCCAGCCGGTGAGTTCGTCCTCTCTGGTCTCCTCAAAAAGAGCGTCCGCCATTGCGTCCATGAACAAACTGCTCTTTCCTACGCCGTTGCTGCCGTTAATGGTGCAAAAGCGAATATCCTCGAATGAGAATGTCTCCTCACGGTAGTTGCGGTAGTTCTTGACCTCAATCTCAACCGGGACGAACAGCCCTGTATGTCTCTCTGTCGTGGCTTTCTCCGTTGCCTCTGCTATAATCGGTCTTGCCAGCTCGATAATCTCTCCGAGGCGTTCCGGCGTAAGCTCTTTCTCTGTAAGGTATTCCGCAAGGTTGCTTTCCGGGGTTCCGTCTGCGTCCATGTTCTTCTTATCCACCGTGATACTGATTTTCTGTGGTGTAATCTCCTGTACCCAAAAGGCTCCGCCCACGTTGTAGAGTGCTGCCTCATACACCGTATGGTTAAATGCCTTGTTATGCTCGTCCGTGCAGTCGTAAAGCACTCTCACGATGTCTCCCTTTACGTCCGGCACAGGGAACGGGAACTTATCCTTCGCCCTGTCTGCATTGATAATCTCCGCTACGTTCTCGTCCTTGAGGCGGATTGTTCTATACTGCCTTGTCGGAAGCTGCTGGAATGTGGAGTGTACCGTTCCGTCGTCCTCTACATCATGCAGCCAGTAGCCTCTCTCCTGTCCCTCGTCGTTGAAGTTGAGGGCTGAAATCGCTCCGCAGTAGAATGTGTTCTTGCAGCCGTCGAGTTGCTGCGGTCTGTGAATGTGTCCGAAGCAAACGAGGTCAAAATCCGCCGCCTGCAGCGTGTCCGGGTAAACCACCGGCTCAAACTGGCTAAAGAATGCCGTCTGCCCGCTCTCCATATTGCACCCGGTAATGGTGTAGTGTGATACCAGTACCGTCGGGCTACCTGCGTCGCACTGTGCCTTGAGGCCCACAATCAAATCTGCGATTGACTGTGTGAATACCTCGTTTTCCTCCTCTTTGGAGAGGCCGGGGTGCTTTGCTCTGTAAAAGCCTCTGTCAAATCCCGGCAGGCACGCAATCTGTACCGCCTTGCCGTCGTAGCTGTGGTATGTGCCTACGTCTGGCTCCGTTATGATGTGTACGCTGTCGTCGCCGTAAAAGGTGCTGTCAAGCGTCTTGAACTGCTCCTCGCTATCGTGATTCGGGGTTCCTCTCATAACCACTACCGGGCAAATTCTTTCCAGCTCACGCAGGAAGCGTACCGCCGTCTGCTGCTCTTTCAATCCTCTGTCGCTCCAAACTCTGGCCTGATGAAAGATGTCGCCTGCGATTACCGCAATGTCCGGCTTCTGTTCCTTTGCGCCTGCCACCAGTGCGTCAAGGCACTTGCAGATGTCCTTAAATCTCACGTTCTCCCCGTTTTCCTCCGGGCCGGGGAAATTCCCGATATGTAAATCGCCTGTATGTAAAATTCTGATTGCCATTACTGATTACCTCCCTGTTTTCTCTGACAAGCCATGCAGAGGGTTCTTCCGTACTGCTGCTGGCTGTATCTCACAACGCCGTTGCTGACCTTTACTCCACACTCTACGCACAAATTCGGGTCAAAGTCCGGGGCCGCCTCTGCTGCCGCCTGCTGGCGTTCCTGTGTGGCTCTTGGTGGCTCTGCCGGGGCTTCCTTGTAAGCTGCGCTCTCCGGCTGCTCAATCGGCTTTCCCGGTGTCTCGTACTCCATTCCCTCCTCTACGTCGTCCTCAATGAAGATTGCACGTCTGGCCTCTGTATTGTGTCCGCCGTAAAGCTCCTGCGCCGATGTGAAGAAGTGTCTTACTGCCTCCGCTTTGACTGCCTCGTTATCAAGGTTCGGTACGAGGTACGCCACAACAAACGGTTTCGACAGCTCTGCAAGGCTGTAAGTGCCTTTGATGTGCATAGCCGCTCTCAAGGCTCTGTTGATTGCTTTGGTCTCGCACATTTCCGAGCGGAACTTCAAAAATTCCTTTTTCTGAAATTCTGTCATGCCTACCGAAACATCGTCAACGATGATTTCCTTGTGGGCCACAATCTCGATGTTTTCCCCGGTAAGCTGCGGTACGGAAATCCTTGCCTCAAACTTCACATCTTTATTACCGCAGGTTCCGCAGTTGACTGGCCTGCCAATGCTCTTGTTGACCTCTGCACACTTCTGACAGGTGGACGGGATAATCGGGCGTGTTCCCAAAATCTTAATGCCTGCGGCTCGCATGAGCTTGTTGAGGCCCTTTTTGGTTAAAGCCCAGCCGTCGGCTTTCGCCTTGCTTCTGTCCTGTAAGTAAATTTCCTTGTCGGCCTCATTCGTGGAAATCTGTACGGCGTTCATTACCGGCTTGTGGATTTCCGCAATCTCCGCTACGGTCTGCATAGGCACCAGCAGGTTGTATCTCTCTGCCGGGTACTGGGCCGTAATCTGTAATGTGTTTTTGTTGTCCATAATATTCCTCCTTGTAATCCGAAAAATTCCGTGATACAATGGAGATATAGCGTAGTGGACGGTTCGTGTTTATGACACGGGCTGTCCTTTTTTTATCTCCATGTCTGCGTATCGGTTAAGCTCCATGAGTTCAATCGTGAACCGAGAGAATCTATTCTGCTGAACCGTTTCAGCTATGAGCTGGGCTAAATACCAAGGCTCCCGTCTTATTCCTCCCTCGTCTCCAAATCTCTCGATAATGCCTTTGAGCTTGCGTTCTGCGTAGTTCTTTGTCTTATCCCACTCTGAGCTCTCTATCTCTGTTCCGAGCCTCTGCTCTGCTTCCTGTTTCAAATCTGCCTCTGACATCTTCTGTCCCTCCTGTCTGGAACTGCTGTCGTGTCCTGCACTCGCAGGTCTCTCCGGGGTCAAGATTGCTTCCGCAATCCGGGCAAGTGTTGTAATATGCCATTCCTGTTTATTCCTCCTCGAAAATCCAGTCACAAATGCGCTCATGCACTGCCTTGAATACCAAGCAGAATACAAGCATAATCGCAATCCACTCTCCCCCAATTCCGGGATAATGTCTGCTGGCATTTGCCATTGGAATTAAAAATGCTGCTGTAATCGCTGCCGGTGCTGCCGACACGATAAATTCAAATGCAAATATCAGCGTCCAGCCTAATGCTCTCTGCATTTTCGCCTTACGTCTTTTCTTGCGTCTCGCCTGCGCTCTTGTCATTGTCCTGTGCCTCCTACCTGTAAAATCTGTGTCCGCCGTGCTGGAATAGCAGCTCAAGGTTCTGACTGTGCCAACTGCTGTTTTCGCAGCTCTCAAAGTACAGCGCACCCTCGCTTTCGTCCCAGCCGTTCACAACCATTTCCAACGCCGCTCTGCAATCTGCGTCCGCCTCTGTCGTGTAATATCTGCCGCCCTCGCATACCGGGCTAAACTGTTTCGGTTGGAAGATTACCTCCTCGATACTGTCCGGGAAGCCCTCACTCCATACACGGTTAAGCACTACGCACATTACCAGTGCTTTTCCCTCCGTGTCCTCTCCCTCTGCCTCCGCCATTGCAATTTGCATTAACATCTGGCTTTCGTCTGCGTCCCAATCCCGGCTCTTGACTAAGCTCTGGTATGTAGGGGCCGGTGACTGCGTGTAGGCGAGTTCGCTCGAACTGATTTCCACCGTCGGGCTTTCTTCCTGCGTCGATACGATTGTCCGATGTTCCGTGTTCTGCAACTGCATTGTGGCACTGCCTTTGATTGCGTACACTCCGGCGGTAAAGAACACAACACCAGCCGCTATGCTAACCACCATTGGCGGCACTGTTCGCATTTTCCTCTTGTCCATAACGCTTGATTGAAGCTGCTGCTATCAACTGCCGTTGAGCCTGTACCGTTATGTCTCTCAATATCTGCTCGGCTTCCCCGGCTGTTCTGCAATAATCGTCAGCAATCTTTATCCGGGTGTTGCCTATGGTAAAATCTCTGACGATATTTGCCTCAACCATTCCGCACCTCCTTTCGGCTATGTAAATATTCCCTGTTTCACGGCTTTTTCGAGAACCGCAAGGGTTTCATCGGCTCTGCGCCGGAACTCTAACAACTGCTCTCTAATGCCCGGAACTGCCAGTTTTTCTCCCTCCGAGAGTTTCCCGTCCTCCATGAGCTTTCCAATCTGCCGTGTAACCTCCTGCATTTCGTAAACTGAGTTCTGCAGCCTTATCAATGCCCTTTCTGCTGGCATTTCGGGTATCTCTCTGCAATCCCTACCGAGCGGACACTCGTTGGCGCAATACCAACTCCGCAACTCCGGCTCGTTATAGGCATCTGCCATGAGAGCTACAACAATGTTCGGCGGCCGGTTAATATCCAGCTCGTATTTCTTGAGGCTGTCCTCTGTCACTCCCGGTAGGCTTTCTACTGCCCCGGCTCGTGTCAAGAACTTCTCGTTGTACATTGCTGCTCTCATTCGTGCCTCGTAGTACCTGTTGCCACAGGCTTTTGTTGCCTGCCTCGCCATTTATTTTCGCCTCCTCCCGGTGTAAAATTTTCATAGATTGAAACAAGGGGTTCGACGCTTACAGCGTCATATATTTGCTCTTTCTATGTCTTTAATGTCCCATTTTGGGTCATTTGTTGGTAAAAAAATTTATCGCTTTCTTACTGGCGGCATTGTGTTATCGAAAATGTCGTCACCGTAGTAGTTCAAAGCTCGCTTAATGCGGAGTGCCAGTTTCAGCGACGGTTGTTTGTCTCCGCTCTCGACCTGTGAATAGTGGCTACGGCTCATTCCGATAGCGTCACTTAATGTCTGTTGGGTGTAGCCGTTGGCTTCCCGCAACGCTTTCAGCTTTGCTCTCATTTCTTGCTCCTTTCTCAATCGTTTTGCCCCCGTTTGGGTTGCTGTGATTATAGTATAGTTCCTGTTTGGGGCAAAGTCAACCATTTTCCCAGAAATATTCGGTTGTTTTTTATATTTTGCCGATTTTCGGGGCAATCGCTACACAAAACGGGGCAAACCCGATATAATCAAACTTTGGAGGTGCATTACTATGTCAAAATTCGCAAACCGCCTCATATCCCTGCGTAAAGAGCGTAATCTCACGCAAGAGGATATAGCAAAAATCATTTACAAAAAGCGTTCCACCGTCTCTGGCTACGAGACCGAGGGTAAACAACCAGACCTCGATACCGTCTGCCTGCTGGCGAAGTATTTCGGTGTTTCTACCGACTACCTGCTTGGATATACAGACCGTCCAAATCATAGTGAGGACGTGTTTTACAACGATACCGTAAACTTCCAGAAGCATTTTAACAGTCTGCCTGCCGAACTGCGTCCGGCTGTCTCAAAATGCTTTGACGATTTCTACCGGCTCCTCAACCGGGATATGAAATGCGCTCGCCCGGAGCGTATCGCTCTCTACGAGGAACTGCTGCGTACCTTGCAGTCGCTCCGCTCTGAAATCCAAAAGAAGATTGAAGCTACTGGCGGTGCGGTTACAGACCCCGTTGTGCTGTCTGACCTCATGGCCTTGCAGTCCCAGCTCAAAAACGAGATTGCCTCTCTGCTTGACCGGCTCATGCAAGCCGATATGGAAATTGCTTTTAACGTCAAGAACGGCGTAACAGGCGAGTTCTCCGGCAAGACAGCAATGTAATCGTTGTTGATTTCCGCCCCTCTGTATGAGGGGCTTTTTTACTGAGGAGGTGTTTATTTTGGCTTACTGCCTTTACTTGCGTAAATCCCGTGCCGACATCGAGGCGGAGGCTCACGGCGAGGGTGAAACTCTGGCCCGTCACGAAAAACTCCTGCTCGAAGTTGCAAAACGAGGGCATTATAATATCACGCAAATCTACCGTGAAATCGTCTCTGGCGAAACAATAGCCGCCCGCCCCGTCGTCCAAAAGCTCCTGCAAGAGGTCGAGGACGGAAAGTGGGAGGGTGTTCTCGTCGTTGAGGTCGAGCGTCTTGCCCGTGGTGACACAATCGACCAAGGTGTTATGGCGCAGGCTTTCAAATACTCCGGTACTAAAATCATTACGCCGTTGAAAGTGTACGACCCAGCGAACGAATTTGACGAAGAATATTTCGAGTTCGGCCTGTTCATGTCCCGCCGAGAATATAAAACAATAAAACGCCGCTTAGTCCGTGGTCGGAACGCCTCTGCAAAAGAGGGCAAATGGGTGTCCGGGCTTGCACCTTACGGGTATGAGCGTGTCCGCATTAAGGGCGATAAGGGCTGGACACTCCGCCCTGTTGAAGAACAGGCTGATATCGTCCGCTTTATTTTCAAACTCTATACCTCTGGCGAGGAGGGCGATAACGGCGAAGTCCGGCGGCTTGGAACATACACTATCTCGAAGCGGCTCGACAGTTTGGGTGTAGCTCCGCCCTCCTCTGCTCAATATTGGAATGACAGGACTGTGCAGTGCATTTTACAAAATCCTGCATACATTGGCAAAGTCCGCTGGGGTGTGAACAAATCCAAGAAAAGGATTGTCAACAACTCCATTGAGGTTGAGCGGTACAAGGCTCCTGCCGACGAGGTAATCTACGTTGATGGTCTGCACTCTGCGATAGTTGATGAAGCCATTTTCCAGAAAGCTCAAGACCTGCTCAAACGCTCCGGCCCGCCGCCGGTTCCGAAGCGAAATTCCGTGGTAAATCCTCTGGCTGGTATTTTGGTCTGCGGGAAATGTGGCCGCAGTATCGTCCTGCGGAGAGGCCGGATTGATATTCTCATCTGTCACAACCGTATCTGCGACAATGTAGGCTCAAAGTATGAATACGTCGAAGAACGGTTACTGCAGGCTCTCTCCTCATGGCTGGACGGTTATCGCCTCGAATGGTCTGATAAACTCCCAGCGGACGAGCAAGCCATCCTCGACCTCAAACAAAAAGCTCTGCGCAAAACTGTGGCCGAACTCGAAACGCTGCACAAGCAACTTGACCGCACCCACGACCTTTTGGAACAGGGTGTTTACGATACCGACACTTTCCTTGTGCGCTCCCGCTCTCTCACCGAGCGTATTGCTGCTGCCGAGGAAGATATTTCTACCCTTACCGCCGAAGTGCAGGCGGATAAGGAACGTGCAGCAAGTCGCCTTAACGTAATACCAAAGGTCGAAAAACTCCTCGAAGTGTACCCCGTTCTCCCATCTGCTCAAGCAAAAAACGAAATGCTCAAAGAGGTTCTTGAAAAGGTCGAGTACACCAAGAATGAACGTTCCGGGCGAAATGGCCCATTTGATAATTTCGAGCTGGTACTTTATCCGAAGTTGCCGCCAAAAATCGAGTAACACAAAAGCCGTCCCTTTGTGGGGCGGCTTATTTTGCTTACAACCTTAGAAATATTATTTAAAACCTGGCGTATCAACATTTGCAATGTTGTTCATAGTCAGGTTCTGTCTCATCCATAAGCTGTCCAGGGTTTTTTCTCCAAGTAATAATCCATTTCCATACAAGTCCATCATAAATGTTCATCCTCCTGTGTGGCCGATATAATTTTCTTCAAAAAATACATACCGTTAATATCCCTTGATGGAAGGGGTTACAATTTTCGTATTTTTATCATTATCTATACACTCTATATAATATATAATTCTTATGATTTTTTCAAGTCTTATATTTTTAGCTGCCGCCTTTCTTGTATTGGTAATTTGTCACAAAGTTTTATAGCAATTTGCATTGTCTTTTTATTATATCTATTTATTTTTTTATTTTGCCCATACAATTGTGATTTTGCATAACTCCACCGTTATTTTGCACGTTTTAGATGTTATATTTTGTCAATAAATATACTTTGTTAAGTTTTTTTAATTTTGCTACTATAAATGAGCAAATTTGAAAAATGAAATTTATCAAAAAGCACTTTTGCATATTGACGAATATCGATGTGCAAAATTTGCATGTTCCGCTTTCATCATATGCAAAAAGAGGACAGCCACCCATCCTCTTTTCGCCAAGTCTATCTATTTCCTATCC